CAGCACTTCCTCTTACTTTTGCTATCTCATTGTCAAAATCTTCTTGAGTTTTAAAAGTTCTAAACGCTTCAACCTTTGGCGGTTCTTGTTTTATTTCTTCCGCTGGTTGTTGTACGTTAGTTGGCTCTGTTTTAATTTCTTCTGTCATAAATTCCCCTAAAATAAACCTACTTCAATACTATTATGTAGCATATAACGCTACGTGTCAAGTATAGCAAAAGAAAAAGCACCTATTATGGTGCTCGAGATTGGATTTATAACTTAATAAACTGGAGATTTATTTCACTACTTTTATATTACCACGAAAATACTAGCTTTAAAATATTTGTATTTTCTTCACGTGATTTTGACAAATTAATTCGCTACAATTCAATCATAGCAAGGTTTATATTTTTTACTTAAAAAATGGCTAATTTTATAAAATTGCGTGATTTTTTGGTTCATTCTTCCATTTTGTTACTTTCTAATTTTTTAATTTCATTCCCATAACATAATACAGTCTTTTACTTTAATTTCATTCTTATTTATTGTTACTTTCCATTATACTGATTCGCTTTACTTTATCTTCTTGCTTAGTTATGTAGTAATATAAATCTTCAACGGCTGTTAAGTCATATATCGGTTCTTCCTTTTCATATACTATCTTTGGTACATCTTCCCATAACCACCAGCTAATCCATTCATCTTTATCATCCATTACATTTTCAAGTAATTTTACTAAATGGGCTACTATATCAAAGCCATAATCAATAATTCCGACTGAATTTTTTAGCATTATTTCTGTTAATTTGTTGCTGTCTTTTTCGTGTTCTTGTATTACCTCGATTGTGTGTTTAAATTCTTTTAAACTCAAAACTCCCATTCTACACTCCTTTTAGTTTGTTCGGTTGTTTGATTCATTCGCTTTTAGTGTTACTTTCTATCGTCTTAATTCATTCTTTCGTAATAATACTTTCATTTTATCTAATTTTTCATTCGTGATTTTTAATACATTCTTTTTATTTAATTCGCAAGTTAAAAGACTTGAACTTTTACTAACAATTTTGGAGATTGTCGTGCTACCATTACACTAAACTTGCTAATAATTCCACTCTTTGCTATTTCTACATTCTTCTGCAATAGATTTTATTTTATACATAGCTCTTTGATAATGTTTAATTCCGTTTTTTAATCTTTCGTTTTCTTTTTCCAATTTATTAATTGTTTTTTGCTTTTCATTACATTCCATACAGCATTGTGTTTCGCCTTCGGGTAATTCTTTAAACATTTTAAATACTCCTTGCTATTCTTGCATTTTCTTTCAATATTTCGTATTTTTCAGGCTCAAGGTATTTGTATTGCTGATATTCTTTTAATGTTCTAGGCATACCTTCAAATAAATCAGGATTTTTATTTTGTAATTTCCTATATTCTGCAAGCTGTTTTTTATCTTGGCTATGCTGTTCTCTTGCTTTTTTATCAGCAATAAAGTATTTCTCTTGCTTTTCGGATAGTGAGTTTTTCCATTCAGTATAAGTCATATTACTTGGCACATAATAGGCTCTGCCTGTCGAAAAATCGGTTGCTAATCTTGTTAGGGATGAATAATCAACATCATCGAAAAATGGGACAGTTGTAGTTCTGCATGACGGATGAAAAGGCGGGGCTGTTATACCTTCTTGCCATTCACTCATTTTATAAACTTGTCCGTCTTGATGTTGACAATTATGTACTATTATCTTATTATTTATATAGACATTATCTTTGGTTTGGAGGTTATAAACATGACAATTATTTGTAAACTTGACGCTTTTACCAATGATATTATCGGCAAATACAGGAACGGTATGTCTGCCTGCAAAATTGCAAAAGAGTATGGGACTACTACTACTACAATTACTAATCTTCTTAAAAAATTCGGGGTTATGCCAAGCCTTAAGAGGGGCGAACACGATAGCAAGAATTATATTGATAGAGCAACTGCTATTGATATGTTTAATAATGGATTTAAACCAACTCAAATCATTAAACAGTTGAATAGGTCTAAATGTTGGTTCTATGAACTTGCTAAACGTGAAAATTTCAACCTCAGGGGACACATAGACGAGTTTCCTGATGAAGAAAAATTGCGTCATCAATCTCAAACAAAACAAGTTAATGCTATTATGAATGAAAGCGAAAAAGTTCTTTATAATATGCTTATTGAAAATGATTTGTCTCCAATTCCGCAATATTCTATCGGTACTAAGAACGTTGATTTTGCCCTTACTGATTGTTCTATTGTCATTGAACTTTGTTGTAGGGGTACTGCTAACAAGTACCTTGCTTCTGGCTATCTTTCCGAAAGAGTTAAACAACTCGGTAAATTTGGTTGGCACGTTTATGTTCTTTTTGCTTATGATACCAATAGTATCATCCAAGACGGAATAGACGATATGCTCATTTGGATTGATTTTATCAAGAGGCAACCAGCCCTCAGACGTCAATACAGGGTGATTAGGCGTACCTGTGATTTGATTTCCGTTGGCTGTTGTGATAGTAATAATCTTCCCAGTATAGTTACGTTTGAATAATTTTTCAACATCTGATACTGTTTGGACTTTATCTGTTCCAATAAAACAAATTTCACTTGTTCTATTATCTAAGGTAGCAACTATCTTGTATTGCTGCAAAACTTCGGGAACTTCTTTATAACTTTGCATTGTGGCTTGATTTGCGATATGTCCCATCTCAGTTCTTGCCAATCTCTCAGCGTTAGAATACTTTGTATCAAGCACTTTTCTTAGTTCTCTTGCCACTGTTCTAGGGTTTTGCCCTAAAGCTATGCCTTGTGGTATCTTTTGGCTTATCGTTTCAATCAGCTTATTTTTATCATTCCAAATCCTATCTGAAAAGTTACTCCCTTGCCAATTTTGACTAACAGCTATTCTTACTTTCTTATCATCAAGTGCATTAAAAGAATAAGCAAAACCTAACCCCTGCTGATTATCAAAGTTAGCTTTCATATAAGTATCTTTATAACCTTGCTCAAGCGTATTACCCATTTGTATATTCTGCTCTCTATAAAGGTTTTCAATATACCACCTTAATTGAGCTTGCAAACCATCTAATCTGCTTATATATGCTTTTGCAGATAACTCTCTTAGGTATTGTTTTGTTTCTTTACTATAACCGCCTAATCTTTTTACTTCATCATAATAAAGTTTTAATTGCTCTTTAAATTCTTTTAATTCTTGCGGATTTAATCTTTTGCGTACTTCGGTTATATCCAATCCTGTTTCGGTTGAATATTTACCATAAAAAGCATTGATTTCTTTTTCTATTTCTTTATATGATTGTTCATAGACTTTTTTTAGCTGTTTTAGTTCTTTAGTTGTCAAGTTTTCTGCATCAACTATTCTTTGTTCAGCTCGTTTTGTCCAGTATTGTTCTTTGTCTTTAGAATTAAGGTTCATTTATACTACAACTCCATTTTCAGATATATAACTGTCGTTTAATTCTAATTCTGTTAGTTTTTCTATTGATAGATTATTAATAATTTCAACAGGTATATTTTTTCTTGCCAAAAATAATATAGCTTGTTCGGGTGTTTCAAATTTTAATAATTCATTTTCATCATCAAGTGCATAATGTTTTCCATTTATATCATATTGACATATGCCAAATTTTTTACTCATTTTTCTTTCCTTTATACGTCTAATTATAGCATAAAATAAGGGTTTTAGCAATTTTTACATATTATCTGCATACCATTCAGCTTGCATTTCTGCATAATCTTCTTGCCAGTCATTGTACTCGTGCATAGTTTCTTCTTCACTTAAAATTTCTTCGTTTTCTTCCATTTAATCCTCACTTTCTGATTGTAGCCATTTTTTTATTGAATAATAAGTGCTTTTCACGGGTTTACTGACTCCGCATAAACCTTCTAACGAGCAACCTTTACAATATTGATATTCAGGGAATGAACATCTATTATTTAGTAAACCTTTTAACATTCTTGCCATTTTGTATATACTAAAGTTTTTTATTTTTTCAAAATTATTCATAGTGCGCCCCTATGATATCAAATTTAATTTCTTCAAATCCAAATTTTTGTCTTAATTCACATTCTGATATAATTACATCTCTTAAAACAATAACTAACTTTTGGCATTTCTTTTTGCTTATTTGCTCTAATATTGTTTGTCGTAGTTCAGAATTTATACTTTCTGTAACAATTTCTGCAAATCTTGGATGAATTTCTATTACTGTTTTTTCTTCCATTGTTTGTCCTTTCATTCTAAATAATTGATACGTTCCGATGTTTTGATTTCATTTACCTATACTATTACTTTCATTTCTTTGAAATTGTGCGCTTTTGTCATTGTAGTAGTTCTCCTATAAAAATAACCCCTCTTGGAACTACTACATAACAAGAGAGGTTATTATAAATAATAAATCTGTTTTTGTGTAGTAGTTCATAATTATTATAGTACAAAATTTATTTTTTGTAAATATTAATTGTTGTGTTCTAACCATTTTTTGTATTGCAACTTGCAAAATTGTTTGGGTGTCAGGTAATTAAAAATATATGAACACTCTCTTTTAATGCTCTCAGTAGTTATGTGCCCCCCGTTGTAATTTCTATGATGTTCCACGCATAATGATATAGCCATGTAATCGGGTGTTTTATCACCTAGTCCTGTTATGCTTAAATCTTTTAAATGATGACTTTCGCAATTACCCTTACCACATATCATACATTTTTGCTCTCTTACATATCTTAAATAATCCTCATCTTTTTCTTTAAACTTTGTATTTTCAACTTCTTCAACTATTTGCGGATTTAAGTTATGCACCCATAAAAACCTTAACTCAGGCTGTAAAATAATTCCGTACTCATCGCAAAAATCTAATACCTTTTGTATAAACTCGCACATTTCTTGTACGTTCATTCTTGAAATTCGTGTTTGAATTTGTATTACCTTACCATTCGGACATACTAAATCCTCTGTACTTCCACATTCATTGTATAGCATTTCTTTTATAACGTCTGTGTGATATTCTTTGCCATATATTTCAAAAAAGTGTTTTTTTATTGCAGAAATTAGTCCGCCGAAACAAAAACCAAGTTGCGCTTGCGTTTTAGGCCTATGGCTAAAATCGTACATTAGGTTTAGTGTTTTTTTAGGATTGTTTTCTAATAATGTCTTAATCTCCGTAAAAACATTTTCTAGTTTTTTTGTATTTGTTATTAAATAGTGCATTAGATTTTATCTTTCCATTCTTTCAATAACTCATCATAATCATAAACTATTGCATCTAATCTAGCTTCTTTTTTAGCCGATACAACTTTATGAATAGGTTGCATTGCAAAATTGTTCTGTGCGTATTCTTTAAATAAATCTTGGCAAGTTTCTAATTCATTCGCCTGAGCAACTATAATTTCAATAAGTTTTCTAACTGGTAATTGCTCTAATTTTTCTAATTCATCGCTAACTTTTTTCATAATATTTTCTCCAATCTCTATGTAATTTATTATATACTTAAAATAAAATAAGTCAAGTAATATTATAAAATTAATTATAATTTTTACCCTCCAATCTTATACACATTCACTTTTCTTATTCCCATTTTGTTTGCTATATCGTGGTCATCCATATATACGTCTATTCGCCCTTTGGTAAGTGCACTACCTTTGTCCTCACAAGTTCTGACCCCAACTGACTCAATATACACAATATCACCCATTTTAAGTATCTTGCCATCGCAAGCTATTGTTCTGCCTTCTTTTGGTTTAGTACCTGTTGCTGTTTTACTCCCCTTAGCCGTTTTAGTGCATATCGGACAATCACAATAAAAGGATATTGTATATTCCCCAAGCTCTTTATACGGTATCGGAGATATATCACGTTCAACAATTACTGTTTCAGGTGGTTTGGATTTTAATTGTTTGTTTTGTTTATTAAATTCAAAACAAGCTAATAATGGTGCAAAAATTAAAATCAATAAAAATAATCTAAACCATAAAATAGCTTTTGCTTGAATATATTCAAATTTGTTTATCTCTCTCATCTTTTACCTTATCTTCTCTACACTAACTTATCTAAATCCACATTATGCTCTTTAATAATCTCAAATATCGTATCTCCGATTTCATCGGTCGATATTTCTTCCCTATCATCTTTGTTATACCAATAACACACTTTGTTAGCTATTGCATTTAAACAATATGCGGTGTTATTAGCTTGTATATACCGTTCTAATTCACTTAGTTCAAAGTTTGGTTCAAGCGTATCAAACTCAAATTTTATTTTCATCTTTCTTTTCCTCATACTCCTCACACACTTCATCGTAATAGATTTTGCAACGTGCCTTGTTATCACAAGTTTTATTGAGGTTTTCGTTTGGCTTGTATTTTTTGCATTTATATATGTTCTGAATTTGCATTTTTGTTATTCCCCAAAACTTCTATATCAAATAATTGTAAAATTTCATCACCGCAAGCACAATCACTAAAAGGGTGCTCTTTACATTTTTCTATTACTTGTTTTATAACGCAGTCAGTACAATCTGCACATTGTCTTATTACCTTACTATAACAAAGCCGATTACCCATTAAAGTAGGACAATTCAAAACTACATATCTTTTAATCTCTGCCATTTAATACCCCCCTTATTTCTTCTTTTTCTTGGTCGGTTAAGTCTTGCCAAAGGTCGTTAATTCTTATTGCAATAGCGTTATCAAAACTATCTGCTTTAGAATTAAAATTACTATTTCCAAAATAATATTTACCTTTATATTGACCTATTAGCAATGTTAAAGGTCTTTTCCCTAGCCACTTAATCAACTTTAGCTGTTTCTCTGCGGTGAAATCGGGGTAAAACGGGTCAATATTATCAGGATAATCTAACTCTATTTTTTTTATCCCCGCATTTTCGTACATTTTTTCAATCTCTGTCATTTAAAACCTCATCAATCTTATCTAAAACTTTTTTCCTTACATTCAGCATCCACTCTTTGTAATAAACAGGGTTAATGCTGTTTATGGTTTTTTCTGATAAATAATTATCAATGCAATTTCTCACCCATTGCAATTTTTCAGTCTGTGTCATTTTATTTTCTCTATTTCTAAACTTTCAAGTATATAGTTTGCAAAGCACCACTGGTCGAAACAGTCTGCATCTATAGATTCGCATTTTTCTACAATTTGTTTTATTGTGCAGTTTCCAACGTCTTTGCAAAGTGTTTTATATTCTTCATCTTCTATGCAAAATACTTTACTTGGTTGTCCCATTCTCCATTTTGCACAAGGACAATTTCGGATGATATATTTTTGTTCAATCTCTGTCATTTTAATTTTTCCTTGTTATTCTTAATATCCTCAAAATCTAACCCACAATTTTGAACCGTCTTTACATTTTTCATAATGAAAAGCAGTTGTCATTATAAAACCTTTTGTATCTTCAGTAGGTTTTTCTTTCGATAATATAACTTCAATAGCTTTTATATTTTCAAGTTTGTTTGTTATATTTTCATAATCTTGCCATTCTGTCATTTTAAAACCTCGTTAATTATTTTTGTAATTTTTGTTATGTCATAGTTTAAGCATTTAAAACAATCTTCTTTAGTACAATTAATACCTGCTTCTATATCACAAGGATTATGATTTGTTGCCCACTTCTTTATTTTTTCAAGGGCTTGTTTGTATTTACTTTTATATTTCTTCCTTTGTTGCAAATGAAAAACATCATCCCAGAACTTCTTTACTCTTTTTTCGTTGTATCTATCGTCATTTATACATTCGTAATATTCGTACAATAGGCGTTGTATGGTTTCCACTTTACTGCAATTGTAAATATACCAAATCAGGTTTGATTTGTGTGAGTTTTTTTCTTTCAACTCCTCATTTTCCTGCTGCAACTTTTCAAGAATTTCGCCTGAACCTATCATAAACTTATCACACATTTTTTCTTTAATATCTAATTCCTGTTGCAAGCGTTTGAGTTCTTCTTCCAACTTGTAGCATTGTTTTTTAATTTGGCGATACAAATAAATATATGGCTCTTGTATATCAGGAGAGTTTTTTCTTATTTGTCTTAGCTCTTTATTTTCTTCCTGCAAGCATTTGAGTTGTTTGAAATAGCGGTCTTCATTAGCTACACATAATCCTTTTGATTCTTTACAATCACCAATTCCCTCAAAATACTTACATTCCGTTATAGGGATTAAAAAACCTTCTAATGGTTCTGCATCAATTTTTATTATTTTTTCTTTCATTCCCCCTCCTTAAATAGTTGTTGGATTTGGTGTTTATTACGCAATCTTTTTGGTGTTGTAATCGCTTTTTCAAAAGTCCAATGACTTCTATTTACTCTATCTGCTAATAAACCAACAGGGATATTATATTTGTTAGCCCATTCAGACAAAGTATGCGTTTCACCATTATAAGTAATTATATGATTATTTCTTCTGTTATTTGCTTGTTCTTTTCCCGTACTCCATTTACAGTTGTTTGGTTCATAATTCCCATTTACATCAATTCTGTCAATAGTTAAATTTTCTTGATAGCCACTAATTTTAGCCCATTCATAAAAAGAGGTAAATTCATTCCACTCATTACAAACTGTTACCCCTCGCCCACCATACAACTCGTAACCATTGCTTGAAGGACAATAACAACGATGTTTTATGCCTTTCCAAATTCTATAAATTCTTGTTTCTGATAATTTATGTTTAGTGTTCGCTTTTTTAATATTTTTTACAGCTAAACAACCGCAAGAAGGCATTTTACTTCTTTTTAAACACGATAATCTGACTATTTTTTCATTTCCACAATCGCATTTACACAACCATTTAGAGTTTCCTTGTTTGTCATTTTCTACTCTTTTTATTACCGTCAACAGCCCAAACCTTTGCCCTGTTACATCTTTAAAGTTGCTCATTTTTTCGTGTTTTCTCCTATAAAAACTGTTTTTAACTATAAAACTCTTGTTCAAGTTCGGTTGTCATTATTTCTCGCTTTCCTGTTGTAGCCATTGTTTATACATATTTATACATTTATGTTTACCCATATGATGTACTTTACACTTAAAATACATCGCACAAGCACTACAACCACCTAAATGTATATAAAGTTCTTCTGCCATTTCATCAATACTCATAGCCTTTATTTTTTCATAGTTTGTTGTCATTATTTGGTATTCCTATATTTTCTATAATCTTTAATACTGCATATTTAACAGGTTTTATTGCATATTCATTTCTAGCTAACGGATTTATATTATTGCAAATTCCTTTATTTTCGCAATTTTTACATACACATTTTGCCTTATAACATTCTAAAGTCAGCTTTTGCAAGTTTTATATTGTCTAGCATTTTGCATTTTAAATCATTACTTCATCTTGATTATCTTGATTTTCTTGCTTTTTCGGTGTTAAAATTTGCACTTCGTCCGCTAAAATATCGTAGTTTTTAATTGTTTTACCTTCTTTATTCTGCCAAGTGTTTGTTTGAAGCTTGCCACATATTGCAACTCTTGCGCCTTTTTTTATATACTCACCAAGTTTGCTAAATGTCTTTATGTCAAACCAATCTGTAATGTCGGCTTTTGATTTTCTGTCATACCTTTTAACCGCCATTGTGAATTTAGTTAATTTTGTGTCATTTTCAAAAGTTACAAACTCTGGGTCTTTGCCGCAAATTCCGATTAATGTAATTGTGTTAATATCACTCATTTTTCCTACTCCTTTTTTATTTAATTATATCATAAAATTAGCCGTCTAAACCGCAAGCGTACTCTTCTTGGTGGTAATAAGACTTGCAAAAATCTTGTTCTTCTTCTGTCAAATCTTCATATTTTTTGCTCATTAGTTCGTTATACAATTTTGTATCTTTACTTGAGTAATAATTCGGACTTTTTAGACTCATTTAGTTACTCCTTTCGGGTTTTTTCAATTTCTTATCTAGTATTTTAAGGCTATTTTCAATTAACTCTATGCCCGTTCTAACTCCCTTTTCAAACTTTTTAAACATTTCTTTGTCGGGATAAAAACGCTTAATGTAAATGTTTGGATTGAAATTGGGGTTAAAAGCACAATAATCAACCCAGTCATATTCTGTTATCCATAGTTGATACTGCATCTGACTTAAATATTCAGGTTTAATTTTGTCGGTCAATACAAGTTCCAAAAACACTTTATCTGAATGATTTTTGTACTCGACCAATCCCTTTGTACTTTGAATTAATCCATCTGGACTTGCTCCTGTGTATTTGCTCCGTTCAACAAAACCTACTTCTTTAACTGTATAGCCTGTTTCTAATTCATAAACCATTCTTGCCATATTTTCAAACTCATTGCCTCTTGCAATATCAGCACCACCATAGCTTTTATTGATATATTCTTCAAACTGCTCGCTTGAGTAATACTTGGCTAACTTCTCCTTAATTAGAGTTTCTAATCCTTTTCCTGCAGTTGCTATTGTTGAAGCGTTGCTTGCGGTCAGTCTAATTGCTCTGAGGTTACGCCATTCAGCTGATTTCTGCTCAATTTCGTCTTTTTCATAGATTTTATAATATTCAAATAAATTACTCATTTTTTCTTAATTCCTCTTGTTTGGCTACAATATACTTCAAAATAGCTGAATTTTTATCAAATTTGCTTTTATTTTCATCATAAAATGCTTTTAAATCCTTTAAAGTTTTAATTTCATCAATTTTGGCTTTGCTGTCTAAATCAATGTCAGTAGGATTTTCTACGTTGTAATTAGCTTCATTATCCATTTGTTCCATATTTGTAACAATATCACTAAAATGCACACTGCAACCTTTTTTCATGATTGTCTTGTAACTCATTTCTTTGTAAAAAGATTTCCAGATTTTGTCCGTTTTGGCTAATTTTCTGTGTTTTTCTATTTCGTCTTTGGTTAATGTTGTTAAGTATTCACCTCTTTTGTTTTTAATTACGCAGTATCCGCCAATTATATTTTCGTCTTTTTGCTCAAAAGGATTTGCAATATTATGCACATAATGAACTTTGCCATCTTCTTTTTTAAAGCTAAATTCATCACCTTTATAAACTAATTGCACATCAATTATACTTTCAGGATATACAAGCATTATTTTGTTTTTATATGCCTTATAATCATACTGCACACCTCTGTTTGTTAGTGTTATGTTTACACCGTCAAGAAATAAACCGTCATCTTGTGCTACTCTTTTAAATAAAGTAGCCAATTTGTTCTCATCTAATTTTGTAATCCAAGCATTTTTTAATTCGCCTGTTTGCTTATCTTTTTCGAGAGCTAATTTGCAACAATAGCTCGCAAATTGTTCAACTTTTTCTTCCTTATACCCTTTTAATTTTTCAATTAATTTTTCCTTTGTGAATGTCATTTATTTACCCTCATTTTCTTTATTTGTTACATACGTCGCACACTCTAGCCAACCTCTTAAAAAATAGGTTATTTGTTCTTCTGTGTACTCTTTTGAATCATAGATTTGTTTTTTTATTTTTAAATATTGCTCAAACATTTCATTTGCTGTCATATTTACTCCTTAGTTATTTATACAATCGTTTATATATTCCAAAATCCCTTCAACAATTTTACCATTTTGGATTAAATTTGTTTCAATTAATCTTTCAAGTAAAAAACTTGCTTCGTTTTTTATTTGCTCGGGTGTTAGCCATTCGCCTGTTAGTTCTATTTGTTTCCAAAATACATAGGCTTGTAATGTTTTTTCTGTTTCGAGTATGTTTTTTTGATACTCTGCAAACTCTTTGTTTAATCCGTTCCCTAAAATCATTCTTGCTTTCATTTTAAACTCCTTTAATTTTCTACCTTACACGCTAATTCACCATTATATAATTTGTCTAATACATAAAATTCTTGCTCGTTTAAATACAAGTTTTCATCCTCTAAATAATAGCCTTTTTTGAAATATATTTTATACATTCCATCAAGTCCACCTATTTCTATAATGTGTGAAATTCTTTCTAATAAATTCATTTTTATTATCTCCAATCTCTATATATTTAATTATATACCCTAAAATTAAAAAGTCAAGTAAAATTATAAAATTAATTTTCCAAATAATAAACATAATAAAACGTATCGCAAAATCTACCCTTGCATTGTACTTTTTCAGATTTAATATTATATCCGTCTTTGCGTAAGTTAAAAATTCTTGCAGGTAAGTTTGCTATGCCTAAATCTGCTATTGAGTCGATTATTTGATTTTCTCGGTTTAAAATATACTTAGCATCTTGCGTTTTGTAATACAAGTATAGGTTTAAATCTATTTGACATACTTTTTTGCCTTGTTTTAATACTTCTAACAATCTTTGCTTTTGTGATTGTTTAACTGTTTGTTTAATTTCTTCTTTCATTTTTTACTCCTTAAATCCCTAATTTTTCTATTAATTCCCCGATTTTTTCTTCATATTCTTGTGATGTTTTGCAGGTTTGTTGAAGTTTTTTCTTTTCGAGTTCGTATTGTTTGTATTTATCCATTTCTACTCCTATTCTGTTATTAATTGTGTCTTTAAATCAAAATTTAGGTTGATTATTTTATTATTCGTTCCGTGTCTATTTTTTGCAATTATTATCTGTAATTGTTCGGGCGGTATTTCGTTGTTATAATAACCTTCTCTATGTGCAAATAATACATAATCAGCATCTTGTTCTATTGCACCTGATTCTCTAATATCTGATAACTGAGGTTTTTTGTCTTGTCTGTTTTTCACTTCCCTATTTAATTGTACTAATACTAAAATAGGAACATCAAACTCACCTGCAAGCTGTTTTATTCGCCTTGATATTAATGTTGTTTTTTCATATAAAGATTTATTTGTAAATCCATTTATCAATCCTAAATAGTCTATTATAACAAAATCCAAACCTTTTAATTTTTGCTTTTGTAAGTATGAGTATAATTTTTCTAAAGTTAAATTAAAATCGCATACCGTATTTAATCGCCATTGTGCAAGGTTTTTTAACCCCTGTTTATAAGTTTCCCATTCGACCATATTAAAACCATTTGAGCGGTATTTATTAGCCGATAAACCTTCATTTAAACATACAAACCTATTCTGCAGTTGACTTAATGTCATTTCTAAAGAAAAATACAATACATTTTTATCTTGCATACAGGCTTGTCTTGCTAAATTTAGCGCAATAGTTGATTTTCCCATACCTGTTGCACCGCCTAAAGCTATATAATCACCCCCGCAAAATGCACCTATACAGTCGTCTAATTGTGAGTATAAAGTATAAATTGATTGAGAGTTTTGTTTGCTATAACCTAATTCTAATTTATCAACCTCATCAGATATATGTTTTATTTCTTGATTATCAAACCTATATTTTGTTTTTAAATCCTCTATGTATTTAAAATCTTCTTGAGTTTTTGCAGATTTTATTAGTTTTTCTATGTGGTTATTAAATAAAACCTCACAATATGTTTCAGCCATCGGGCTTACTGCAAAATCGCATAAAATATCTAAAATTCTATTTCCTATTTGCTCTTTTTGAATCAGACTTGTAATTACATCCTCATCAATTTTTTTACCTTCATAAAATAGCTTTTTAGCCTGTTTAAATATTTCAGCATTTAATGCGCTGTTAAAAAATGTTGGATGCAAATTTTCGATTAAAAAATATTGTTTTTCAGGATATTTCAATAAAATATAAAGTATTTTATTTTCTATGTTTTCTGTATTACATTGCTGGATTATAGACACTTATATCAATCTCCCCTTTTTCATTACAATATGGTTTTTCTTTTAACTCATCAGCTTTTATTTTTGGGATTGTAACTTTTAAAATATAAGCTGGTGTCGGTGCAAATTTAAAGTTTTCATATTCTTGCAATAAATATTTGAATATTTTTTCAAAATTCAAATCATCATCTAGTGCAATACAATATGCTTCTGTTCTTGGTTGAATATTTTTTTCTGTAAAATCCTCATATGTTTCAATTAATTTCTTAACAAATTCTTTTTTATTCATTTTGTTGTCCTTTCATTGCCATTTCCGCCATTTCTAATAATTTATTTTTATCTGTAAATTCTTCTTTATTATCATATTTCCCCTCTAAAACTTTGATGTAATTATTATCATTTTCTATTAACCAGTCAAAACTTGCTTGCCAATTCCTGTTATTGTTTCCGCAACAAAAACTTGAATTATCACATTTTTCAAATACTGCTTTCCAATCATCAAAAGGTAGTTCTTTTAATCTTGTTTTTATTTTCTTTTTCCTACTTTCCCCGATTGTTTTTATTTTTGGAAGATTTTTAACTGTGGAATTATAAAGGTTGAAAAAATCGTTGCAAGTGTTTTCTTTTTCTTTATCTTTTTCTTTATCTTTTTCTTTATATTGTTCTTTTTCTTTTTCTTTAAGGGTATATATACCCTTTGAAAACCCTTTTAATACCTTTTCATATAAATTATATTTTTTTAATTTTTCAATTACTGGTTTATGAGGTTTGCAATCTTCTGATAAAGTTCCATATTGAAATTGGATAAAATTTTTTATGAATAATTTGTTGTCAGAAATAAAAATAAATTGTTCTTTTTTATTATTAATACTGTCTATTGTCTGTTTATTTACTTCTTCTCCAATAATAAATGAAGCTAATCTGTAATTTGTTTCCCATACCCCTGCACAATCACAATTTTCATATATATACTTTAAAAATATTTTTTCTTTTAAAGATAATTCTTGAAACCATTGCTTGTTCCATAAATCAGTATCTAAAAATCTTTTACTCATTTTTTGCTCCGTTTATGTATAACAAAACCCCCTACACGTGCGGTTGTAGAGGGTTATTATTTACATAATAATATTCAATTTTAAATCTATTTACCGCACGCATACCTAAATTATATTATAAAAATTTAAAAATGTAAATATTTATTCAGAATTAAATTCAAAATTTTTGCAAACATTGCTTAATCTAATATCCGTTGCAGGACTTGAACTTTCGCCTAATAACTGACATTTATAATAATTTTTAGATAATTGCCTTTGTATCAAATATTTGCAATTTTTACATCTTATATCGGATAAATAATCAGCTTTTTGGTAATTATTTTCATATTTCCATTTTTGATATTTCGACTTAAAAACAATCTTTATCGGTTGCTCGTCCACATCAAACAAAGTTAGCTGATTAGACATTTTTTCGCCTACCTCTCTTTATCTTGTACTCAGGCAAGTATGTTTTCACAAAATTGTACATAGTGCCTAAGCTCACATTGTACTTTGGTGCAAGTTTTAATATTGAGTAAGTTTCTAAATCTTTTAATAATTTCTGCTTGTTTAATATTATCCTGCGCCTGCCCGATTTACCTTTGTAGCCTGCTTTTGCAAGTTTTCTAAATATTGTTGTTGGGTTTACTTGATATTTTTTAGCTAAATTGTCTATTGTTGTTTTTTGAGCTTCTTTAGCTAGTATCTTGGGGTCAATTAATTTTGCTGATTCACGTGTCATAAATTACTCCTAAATCACTTTAGTCGGCATTAAAATAATGTAATCATTAGCCGTAGTGAATATCGCAGCACTTAACGGATTTTCAAACTGCAATTCAATATCGCCATCTGAATTTTTTAATACATTTTTTAAATACTCAATATTAAACGCAATTTGCTTTTTATCGTCTTTAAAATCAATGTCAAGCTCCATAACGTCTTCTTTATTTGCAACATTTACAATCTGCAATTTGTCATTTTCAAATATAAGGCTTACTGTCGGTTTATCTTTACTAGCAACAATTGACATTAGCTCAAGGTTTTTAATTATCTCATCTTTCGGCAATTTAATTTTATTTGATGAGTATTTTGGCAATAGTTGTTTATATTTTGGATAATCGGCATTTACCTTAAACCCTGTCAGAGTTATATTTTCATTGAAAAATATCAACTTGTTATTATCATTAATCATTTTTACGCTATCGCAATCAAATACTTTTATTAATTCCCATACCAGCTCTTGAGATAACAAAATTTCACCTATCGGGTCTTTTAATTTGCCTATACTTAATACATTGCTATCGCAAGTTACAATTTCATCACCGTTTATACATATTGACCTTAACGCTTCTGCATATTCTTGTTTAGAACACGCAAAAAGGCGGTTTTTAACAACTTGCTTAAAATCTATCAAGTTAATATTTAAACTCGCCTTATCGGGCAAGCTTACCACCTTAGAATTAATATTTACATCAATCCCGATAGTTAATTTTCTTTTACCGTTTTTAATAAGTCCATTATCAAATTCAATTTGCTTGTCTAATCTGCTAACAATTTCATAAAAGTTTTTAGCTTCAACATTCACACCCTCGCCTGAAATTTCATCAGCTTTGATTTTGTACTCTAAGATTAAACTGCCGTTCGTTGCGGATAATTTCATAATGTTGTTTTCAAATGCTTCAATTTGTATGTTAGGTTGCATTTTACTTGCTATTCTTACTAAATTGCTTAACGGTTGTATTAAGTCTTGTTGGTGTATTTTAAATTTCATCACATCTACTCCTTTTCATTAACACATTTTTATAATTTTTAATTAAATTTACATATTGTTCTATTGTTAAAATTGCGTTATTGTTCGATTTTGTCTTTATTAAAACACTTTTTATTTCTTCACCTTCGCTAAAGGTAAAGGGTTGAATTATGTCTATATTATCCATATCTATTGCAGTATAATCGTCTGCATTAATTATATCCATTATTTTCTCCTATTCGTTTAATATTCTGTCTAGATATGTATAAATTTGTTCCATATTCTTAATATCTCTTGAATTGTCGATTGTTAGATATAAAGTTTTATACATTTCTTGAACGTAATCTTTGATTTTATGCAATGTTGAACTTCTATCTAATAAACAATCGCAACTGCAATATTCTGATTTAATTTCATCTTCATAATCGCATAAATCAAATTCAACTGTAGGCATATTACCTCCTATTCTTTTTAACTACTATATCCGAGTACATTTTAAAAAGCACAACTAAATTATCTATAATTTCAGCTTCTATTCTCTCAAAATCAAGCTCTTTTTTCTTACATTCTTGCCATAACTCTTCAAATTCTTCTCTAAAGATTGACATTGCTTCTGCAAAACTTGCATATTCTTGGTGTTTTTCGTAGGCTTTATCAATCTGTGCTTGAATTTTGCTTAATAAATTTACGTCCATTGCTACTCCTTTAAAATAGTCTTTCTTGTGTTACTTTTTTATCAAGTTTTTCTAAATCTTTTAAGTTTAATATCGCCTGTTTAAAATAACTATCTTTCAATTCTATTCCGATAGCTTTTCGACCTTTTTTAACAGCTGAATAAACCTCGCTACCAACTCCCATAAACGGAGTTAAAACAATTTCATTCGGATTAGAATATAATTCAACTAATCGGTCAATAACATCTAATTGTAATGGGTGAACGTGTTTCTCATCATCATCTTCTTTGCTGTCTTTAAATGGTAGTACGTTATCAACTCTTATATCATCCCATACAGCACTGGCATAACGTTGCCAAATATAATGATTTAATTTTGTTATGCCGTTTTCATCATTGGTTTCGTTTAGATGTTTCCATAATTCATCGGCATTAAAATTAGTATTATGTGCATTATTCCACGCATTTAAGATATTAGGCAAAATAGGAATTTCCCCTGCATATTCATTTATTCCGAACGGATGTATTACAGGTACTTTATTTTCGCCTTTTTTAGTAAATATCAAAACATAATCAGGCATAGCCGTAAAGCATTTTGTACTATCTTCTACTATAAATTTGTGCATTAAAGATTGTACCATTGTACGCATTCTGACTTTTAACGGTTCTTTCCAAATAGTTATTCTGTTTCTATATTCAAATCCATATTTTAAATGTAATTTGATTATTTCGTGCGGAAAATCCCATAAATGACAAGCATTATCAAAAACATCTGTACAATGTACCGCTGTTATTCTACCTGATTTTGTAACCCTTGCAATTTCTTTTATTAAATATTCGTATTGTTCTAAAAATTGTTGTTTACTTTCACAATTTGAAAAATCTCTTGCATCACTTGAATACTGATATAACCCCGCAAACGGAGGACTATAAATGCTTAAATCTACTGAATTATCAGGCAATTCTGGCATAACTTCCATACAATCTGAATTAAAAATAGTGTAATTTTCATTGTCAATTTGATTTTTAATTTTCATTTTTATTCACCTCTCATAAAACTTGGTACTTTAACTTCTACATTTTCATTTTTCTTTATGTCAATATAATTGCTATTAACATTTTTTACTAAATTTTCATATAATTTTTGTGCTTTATCGGTCTTTTCCTGTAATGCTTTTATAACTCGGCTTTGACCGTCAGATAAAACTAAATCAACCGTAACATCATTTTTTTGACCGAACCGCCAAAATCTTCTAATTGCTTGATAATATTGCTCATAACTCCAAGTCGGGAAGAATACGCAATGATTACAATGCTGCCAATTTAACCCCATTCCTGTTATAGTCGCTTTTGTTACAAGTCTTTTTATTTCACCGTTAGCAAATGCCTTTAAAATTTCTTCTTTTTTCTCTATTGACTGACTTCCTAAAATTTCCGTACATTCATTATCTAAATGTTTTATTAAACTACTTTCATTATTAGTATTTACCCAATATACAGATGTTTTATCCTCTGCGAGTTCAACAGCTTTTTTTGCTCTATTTTCTTCCGTTTGTCTTTGTTCTATTCTAACTTCTGTCATTGTTTTTGCTTGTGGCACAAATAAGCAAGTTTGCCCGTTGGGTAATATTTTGCTTTGATTTTTTACAAAATAAATATTTGTTATAAGTTTAGGTAATTTATATCTATCATCAGAAAATCCAATGTCTGACGGCTTTTTAACCATAATACTCCAAGTGTTAACCCATTCGAAAAATGCTCTTTCCGCGTGTGGTTTTAGATACCATTTTTCACCGATATTACGATTATTGCTATCTATACTGTTTTGGTTATTTTTAAAAAACTTTCCTAGCATATCCATATAACCCATATAACCTAATGCTTCTGAACTTGTACCAAGTTCAATATAGTCATTAGGGCTAGGTGTTGCTGTTGTTAAAAACCTATAGGGCACTTTTTTAATAAATGCTGTTATGTGATTTTTTATTTGTCCGTTAAAATTTTTCAAAATCGAACTTTCATCAAGTATCACGCACTCAAAATCAGTTTCATTAAAATATTTTAATCTTTCATAGTTACATAAAATAATTTTCTTTGTAAATTTACCCTCTTTCGAGTATTCTATATCGTCAATTCCCATTAACTCAGCTTCTTTTAAGAACTGAAAAGCAACTGCCAACGGAGTTAAAATCAATACTCTTTTATTAGTCTTTTTGACAATATTATTTGCTATTGCTAACGAAATACGAGTTTTACCTAAACCAGTATCCGCAAAAATTCCCATTCTACCTTTTTTTATTGCTTTGTCAACTATAAATCTTTGAAAATCAAATAAACAATCATCAGGCAACCAAACAGGCTCAAAGCCATAGTTTATTGTTGTATGTCGTTTGCTCTCAATAAATTCTTGATAATTCACTTTTTACTCCTTTTTTATTTCATTAGGCTGATACTTTATCAGCCCTAAACACTATTCCATTATCGTATATAATAAATTCATTGCCATTATCATCAATAGCAACTCTTTTTGTTGCCATTTCGCAAGGTAATTCAACTCCGGTATCTGATAACGGTTCAACAATTACTCTAACTGTTTTAGCAGTTCTTGAAAGAACTTGCATTTCAAATTTAACATTGTGGTCATATAATAAGTTAGTTGTGTAAATTGTGTTCATTGTTTCAAATTTCATATTTTTATCTCCAATCTCTGTATAATTTAATTATATACTTAAAAAATTAAAAGTCAAGTAAATTTATAAAATTAATTAAAAAAAACAAGGCTATTATGCCTTGTATTTGGAATAAATATCTTCAGATTGTTGTTAGATGTTTTCTGAATCTTCCTCTATATTTTCTTCATCATCGGGAATTATACCAAAATTATATTGATTATCTGTATCGTTTTCTTCATTTTCTCTGCGTTCTTGTTCTATTTCGTGGCTTTCAACCGCAGGGTTATAACTATCTAAAGTTTCTTGTGATACCAAGCCTGATAATTTAGCTGTATTTTCAATTAATTCAGTTTCATTCATCATCATATCACGGTCAAGCGTTACTGTAATATCGAAGTTTTTAAGTTCTTCTGCAGTAAATTCGCCCTTAAACTCTAAATACTTATCAAAGAAATATTTAAACTGTTGCATAAATAATTCAAATTCAGTTTCTAAATCGTTCATATAAGTATCTAAATCCTGATAGCTTGCTTTTAGCGCAACACCGCTTGGATTATTGCCCAATTGAATATCTTGAGTATTTACAGTGCAGCTAAATTCTTTAATATCTTTTTTAAGGTTTTCAAGTTTTTTCTGTATGTTATCTATGCTAATATTTGCTTGCAAATAACTTACATCGCCATTTTCTTCAACTGCTACCATTTTAACGGTTGATAATAGCTCTCTAGCTTCGATTAAATCTTTAACTTCGGCACTCATACCCTTAACAGCTATTACAGCATCAATATCATCAATTAATGTATCAATTGATTTTGAAGCCAATCTATCATAAGCATCAATTTCAGATTTAATTAATTTCAATAACGGCATCTCATCATCAGACGATTTTAAGAATATAAACGGGATTTTATCCCAGCTTTTATTTTCTGCTAAGTGTGTAAATACATTTTCTCCGTTTTCGTTTGCATCAGGTTCTAATGATAATTCATCAGCAATATATTTAACAACCTGCTTATCATCCCATAATTCAACTTTATTTACTTTTTTAATGCCATCCTCGGTATAAACTAAGTCAATATAATCTCTTACTATATTATTTAATTTATCGTGGTTTCCGTCAGTCCATTTTGGATAAATAGTTTCGCTTTTTACGTTAATTAGCTTTAATTCTTGCGTTTCTTGGTCGATATAAATAAAACCCCAGCCGATACCATTGTTAATTGCTTCTTTAGCAATACTTTTAATTTGTTTTCTAAAATACGGAGTTACAAAATCATCCCATAATTTTGAGTATTTTTCTTTTTTTTCTTGGCTTTCTTCTGTTTCATCATCATTTATTAAATCAACACTCAAAACAAACGGCTTACCAAAACCATAAGCTACTTTTTGATTTACTGATTGTCTTAAAAAAGCACTTGCAATTTTTTCGTTGGATAATGACGGATTAGTAACTGGCTGTTTTGTTTTAGGGTCTGTGTATGACCTGTCTTTATCTTGAATTGCGATATTTTCAACCCTGTAATATTTATCAGCCACTTTCATATCTTGGATTATAGGGCTGTTGCGATATTGCTCAAGTAACAACTGTGTTAATTTTTCATTATCCATTGCATAACTCCATAATGCTATAACTTAATTATACTTGTATAGAGCTATTTTTGCAATTATTAATCAACTACCGAGAAATCCTCGGTAGTTTTGATTTTATAAAAATGTAGATTTTTGCAATTATTAAATGGTTTAAAACGCAATTATATCAATTATTTTAAAAATTAGAGTGTAGATTTAATTGTTGTTTTGTGTAGATTTTGTGATTTTAACGTCAAAATTGAGTTATTTTAACAAACGTGTTCTTGTGCGTATTTTAGTTGTCTATTAGTCATTTGTTACCTCGCTTATAAATATTGTGCTATACATTGTTTTTTAAGACAATAAATATCTCTACAACCATATCCAACATTTTTTACTTTAAGATTTTTATATGCTTCTTTATAATCTTTACATTGTCCACATTCTTTGCAATAATAAGGCATTGTTTTACTGTAATCAAATTCATCATTTTTCATCATTTTCACCTTTTGTTTGTTCTATTGCTTCTTCAATCATTGCTTCATAAAATTCTGTACTTCCTCTTTCATACCCTGTTAATGTAGTATAAGCGGTATTAAACACAGTAATTAATATTGTTTCTTTTGAAACTTTATCATTTAAAAGCAATCGCCTTATTATACTTTTTAATGCTTCATCTGCTAACATCTTTCCTCACTTTCTTTTTGGTCGTTTATAATTGCATTTATTTCAGCAATTTTTTCTCTTGAATTATTTAAGCTAAATAAATTTAGTGCTTTTATTTTTTCAATCGTCTTTTTTAATTTTTCGTTTTCTTCAATAAGCTGTTGTAAATAACATTTTTTGTTTTCTACACAATAATTACAATCTATATTTACACAACCTTTTTCAACTTTTAAACTCCTTATTGCTGTTTTTATTTTCATTCTTTAACCGCCTTTATTCTTCTAGCTCATAATAAGTATAAACCTTAGAACCTGTATCTACAAAAGTATCATAGTATTTGCCGTTTACCACTCCAATATTATGATGTGCCGTTAAAAGTATGTATTTCCCTATCGGATGTTCTTTACAAAACTTTTGAACAGTCATTGATTTTTCGCCTTTTTTTGGTCTTTGTATTGTTCTTTTAACTAATCCAAAAAGCTTCATTCTTTGTTCCATAAATTTATGGTCATTCGGGTATATACATTCTTTTCTTGCTTCTGCAATTACTTTGTCAAAAACTTCATACCAACTTAACCCAGTTACTGCGCAAATTGCTCTTATTGTGCAATCGGTTGTTTTATTTTCTTTAGGATTAGGTTGAAAATACTCAAAATATTTATCTATCATTTTTAAATCTCCAATCTCTATATATTTAATTATATACCCTAAAATAAAAAAGTCAAGTGTTTTTATAAAATTAATTTAATTATTTTTATTATGCCCCGATTAATCCACGTTTTTGCATTGTTTTTTCAACTATCGAAGTTAAACAATCTTCCGCATCATCGTGAGCGTTTTTACCTTCTCTTTGATACTCGGTAACTGATTTATAAAACTCAGGAAATCTTTGCGCCCAGTCTTTAGGAAATCGCACGTTTAATTCAACTGCCGTTGCGTTAGATAAAATTCTAGCTTGTTTGTTTTGCGTCTGCGTGTATGGTTTAAAAGCTGTTATTCTATTGTGAAGCTCATCCCTGCATATACGTTCGACCGCCCTACTGAAACCACGACCACCATTATTGCTTTCAATATGTGCTATATTTACATCAAAATCAGTAAATTGTTTTGCTGTTTTCTTTTCGGTTATTTCCATACTTTCTTTAGTGTAAATTACATCTAAAATATAATTTAATTTATCAATTCCTACACCAAATACAATTGAACATAAATAATCAGCTCCTGTATCGGCAGTATCGCAAACCGCCATAATCCTTGTAATATCAGGTAATTTATCATAAGTTATTAACCGTTCGTATAATCTGCCCTTAAGGTCAATCGGTTCTTGGTCATAGTTGGCTCTTGCTATTGCTTCACCGCTTGTCGTTTCTCTCATTGTTTTTAAAATATTCATATAATCGTTATAGCTCAATTTCTTTTCATCAAGCATTTTGCCGTTTTCACACGCTTTACGGGAAAATAGTACATATTTTCTACCTTGTTCTTGAAACATAGACAATAAACGACCGCATAAATCCTTACTCGCCCACCTTGTTGATATTATAATAAGTTTTCTTCTACCTTCTAAACGTGAGTAAATAGTTCCAACAAACCAATCGTAATGACTTTCTAAAATATCAGCATTAAATGCTTCATATTCGCTTTTTATCAAGTCATCTATAATAACAAAATCCGCACCACTACCCGTTGCGCTACCATTAGGGGATGTTGCTAAGTAATTATCCTCATCATTGCCTTCAAGTCCCCAGTTTGATACACTTGCACTCCCTCTTTTTATTTTTACATCTTTGAAAACATCTGAAAATATAATATTGTCGCTTAATCCCTTTTCTTGCGCTATTGCATTTCTAACTTGCTTTGAAAATTTACTTGATAATTTTTCGTTATACGAACAAGTCATAATTTTATAATGTGGATTTTTACCTAAAAACCATTGTGTAGCAAGCGTTGCAGTTCTACTATTATGAGTAGGAATTAAAGTATTACCAACTAAATAAACACCACCTTCAACAGTTATACAATTACCCTCTGTTTTTTCTTGCATTTTTTCAATGCCAATTATTGAAATTTTGCGCTGTTTAGAAAATTCAAATAACTGTTTTCTTTTTACAACACAAGGTATGTGCATAGTAGGATTAAATCCAATTTGCCAGCATATCTTTTTCCCTGTAATGCCAAAACTTGATGTATGCGGTTGACATTCAATTACGCTGGTCCGCCAATTAAAAGTCGATACAAGTTTTATAAAATCATCTTTTAATCTTGCATCCGCTGTTGAAAATATATATCTATGTTCTTTTTTTCTTAAACTGCCATCCGTATCAAGTAAACCGGCTAATAATTGTAATCGTTGTTCAATTGAAGCCGTATAATATTCATCAGGTATGTGTTTTTGAGTTGTTGTATTCCAATGACACATACCATATTCCTTTAAATCTTTTCTTAAATTTCTAAAATTAGTTGAATATACTCCAGTAATGTTGTGTATATGTTGACTTGAAATTTCATATCCGCATTGTTTTATCTTATCAACTATACATAAATCAAATTTAGGATTAGTTATACAAGGTTTTTTATTTGTTCCATCACCAAGCCAAGCGCCTAAGACGTATGGATGAACTTTTAAACTTTTATACTCCCCTTTTAATGGTTCAACGAATGGTAATTGAAAACGATATCTATGACCCCTTTTATTTTCCATATCGTTATCAATTTTGCCAATCATATAATTAGTTTCAACTTTTTTTATTTTTCTTGCACTTCTATCATATACAATCCATTCGTGATTATGATGTGCAATTATTTCTTCATTGTTTGAAAATTTTACTTTATAATCATAATCCTTTGTTTTTGGCAATACGTTTACAACTTTAACAGGCAAGCCGTATTGATTATATACATAATCGCCTATTTTTAAATCTCCGTGTTTTTTCCACCCTTTAGAAGTCAATACAGGGGTGTTATTTGCTAACTTTTTCCCAAAACGTGGCGGTAAGTTTATAACAAGCAATTCGTTATCATCAGTTTCAAAATCCTGAATCACTTGGCATAGCTCTTTTAAATAATCAGAGTTATAAAAATCAGGAGCTATCGCCATACAATAACCCCATAAACTCTTTCTAGCAAGCATTATCTTTGCTCTTTTTTCGTAAAAATCCTTATTCTTCATCATCTTTTTTATACAGCATTGCCGTTAATTCTTCAACACTCATCTGTGCTAATTTTTTATCAATTTCAAATTCTTCATCGTGCTTAACTATCAACTCTTGAGAGTTAAAACCGTGCATTTTATTTAATTCTTGTACTGCCTGTAACCTTGCACTATTATTTACTTGGCTATTTCTAACCTTTTTCATCAATTCAACCATTTGGATAAATAGCTTTTCTTTTTTATCAGGAGTTGTTTCATCCTCTATTTTGGTTATAAGCATATCAATTTGTGCTTTATAGCTTTTATCAATTCTTTCTTGCTCTTTTTTATTTTCTTCAATTATTGAAAGTAATTCGTTAATTGCATTTTCTCTAGTCCATAGCCCTTTTTCTATTAATTTTTCCTCAACTTTTTCAAGCATTTCTTTATACCTCTTTGCTACATTTGCTTTTTGTAGTAATCTTGTTGCCTTTGCCCCGCATCTTTCAATATATTTTGATTTTCCGTATTTTTCAAGCACAGCCTGTCTTGTTTGTGCAGGGTATGCAATGTCATAGGCTTGCCATTTGGGTTTTTCTTCTAATACAATTAATTCAACAAACTTTTCTTCCTTTTTTGTCAACGGTTTATCAGGGTTAATCGGTTTACCTTTATAACTTCTTAACTTTTCTATTATTTCAGGAGTTAATTTTTCGCCATATCCCATTATTTAACCTCAATAAAATTACAATCTTGATATCTTAATGCCAAAACTTTATGATTAATTGCGACCTGTTTTAACTTGGTTGTATCCATAATTATATTGCCCTGTCCGTCAGGTGTAAAACAATCCTCAAGAGCTTTCATAAGGCTGTTATATTTTTCTAATACATTTTGCCATTCTTGTAGTTTACTATATGGCATTGAAACGGTGTAATTACCGTAATTCATTTTAATTTCCATTAGATTTCCATTCTTTAGCTATATTGTCGATAAAATCGCTTACTTTTTTACTATTGCTTTCGTTGTCAATAATTCTGTTTAGTTCCATAAGTGATTGAGTTGTACCATTCCTTGAAAGCTCGTTTTTGACTTTTTGTTTTAGCTTAATTCGGTTATTTTCTAATGCTTTTTTAATTTCAATATTGTTTAATTCATCAACTGCCAAATCTTGATATTCAGCAAGAATTTCATCCGAAAGTGTAACTGTCTGATTTATTTCAATAAAATCTAATACTTTTTTCAAGCGTTCTGAGTGCATTTTAACCTACTTTCAAGTACATTATATAATACTTATCCATTTTGCGCAATAAAAAAGGGCTTTAATCAAGCCCTTCCTCAATTATAATTTGTTGATTGACCTCATCAGGTACATAATACGGATTTGCAAAATAACAACCTGCGACCATTGCAACTATAATTAATATACCAACTCCCCAAATAGTAGCTTTTCTAATCATTAATTGTTTTTTCATAATCCAATCTCCTTTAATATCTACTCTTTAATTATATACCTAAATAATAAAAAGTCAAGTAATTTTATTAAATTAATTTAATTATTTTTATTTATTTTTTTAAAAAATATGATATAATTTAATTAATAGTAGCAAGTAAGGCTATGGCAAATACTCGAGCAATGTTTGTTATCCTCAAATGTCTTGCTCTTTATACCCGCAAAGAAACACGTTTCCAATGCTGAATCAAGCGGTAGGGGTTAGCCCCTATTGTTTTCAAAGAAGGAGTTTAGAATGATACAACAAATTACAAAGGGCGATATTATACGCACTATACAAACGTATACGAAATTGCAGCAAAGAATTAAAGAAGATGAAACAGGTTACAAAGATTATACACTATTGGATTATGACCCTGAAAAAGCAAAAATGTATAAAATCAGATTAGATTGCGATAATGAGGCATTAGGTAGATTTTTAGATGAGGTTGTTTAAATGGATTTATATAAATTAATTAACGAAGTTGAATTTAAGTTTCAAGGACTCCCTGATGGTTATTTTAGGGAATATTTTGAAAAAGAATTTTTACCTAAAATCAAGGACATTTATACAAGATTATCCAAAAAAATAAACATTGAAGCGGATAATTTACAGGAAGCGGAGTTTTTGAATGAAATCAGAAAGATTGTCTAAAGAAGAATTACTGAAAATAAAGCAAGACCATTTGAATATGGAATGTTTTATTAAATACGTCAATAAACTTGAAAGCGCATTAAAAGAAATTAATAAAATATCCCATAAATCAATGACGGATAGAAATTGGCAAGATATTTGCAAAATTAGTGATGATATTATGGAGTTGATATGAATTATCACGATATAACTAAATGCGATTTATTGAATGGCGATGGATTGCGTGTAGTTTTATGGGTTAGCGGTTGTTCTCATCATTGTAAAGGTTGCCAAAATCCTCAAACTTGGGATAAAAACTCAGGAATACCTTTTGACAAGCAAGCTGAAGATGAATTGTTTGAAGCTCTAAAACCGGATTATATTTCAGGCATAACTTTTTCCGGCGGAGACCCTCTCTATATAGCAAATAGAGCAGAGGTTACAAGATTAGCTAAAAAGTGTAAAGAACTATATCCAAAGAAAAATATATGGCTATTTACTGGCTATAAGTATGAAGAAATAAAACATTTGCCGATTATTGAGTATTTAGACGTAATTGTTGACGGTGAATTTATTGAAGAATTGGCAGATATAAACTATCCATTTGCAGGGTCTACTAATCAAAAAATAATTAGATTGAATAACAAAAAACTTGATTTTATAAAAGAAATAATATAAAATATAGATACACTCTATTAATCAAAGGAATATTAATGGGAAGTATTAGTAAAAGTATTTTATGTATTGAAACTAACAAAATATACAAAAATTCAATAGAAGCGCAAAAAGAATTAGGTATAATAGCTTCTAATATTAGAGAGTGTTGCAGAGGAAAAAGAAAAACGGCAGGAAAATTACATTGGAAAGATGTAAATTTAGATATAATACCTGAAGGTTTTATAGAAATTCCGAATATACCTAATCATTATATAAACAAAAATGGAGAAATTTATTCTTCACATTATCACAAAATATTAAAACAAACAATATCAGATAGGGGTTATTCTGTTATAAGAATATCTTTAAATGCAATAAAAAAAACATATAGAGTTCATAGACTCGTAGCTGAAACATTTATTCCTAATCCAAATAACTATAAAGAAATAAACCACAAAGATGAAAACAAAAAAAATAATTGTGTAGAAAATTTAGAATGGTGTGATAGAAAATATAATGTAAATTATGGAAATACGATAAAAAAAATTATATATTCACAAAAAATAAAAGGTAAAAGAAATACTATATGGATTGATTTTCATAATAAAAAAATGTGTCTAAAAGATTTTGCAAAAAAGACAAACAAAAGTTATAGTTATTTATGGTCTATTTATAACAAAACTAAAGATATTAACCAAATATTAAAATTCGCCAATTAGTACAAATCAAAGGGTTATAAGATTATGATTAAGATTTATACAAGTTTTTTATTAGAAAAGCCAAAAATGATAGAGCCGTTAAAGGCTAAAAAGAAAGTGCAAAACATAATTCAAGGGCAGGATTTTAAGAATTACCTGTTGAACAGATTAAAAAACGTAAGATAAAAAACGAAGCATTGCGCTTCGTAAGGAGTTTAAAAAGATTGCAAACAATTATTTTTGCCTTTTTTCGTCTATATGTTTCATAACCCAATCAAAAGCACGTTCTGACGGGTCTGTCGGGTAATCTTTATCGATTAGGTCTTGGTATGTTATATACCCAATTTCTTCGGGGTCTGTTATTTTTGGATAGTCATTTCTTTTAACATTCAACCAAAGTAGCGCATCATATTTATAAAATTCTTCATCATTAAAATTGCTTACAAAATTACGCATAATTCTTTCAGCCTCTTCAACGCTCCAAATTTTAGGTTTTTCGCCATTTTGCCCTTTAATATATTGCAATGACTCCTCATATTGTTCAGGATACACAATATGCTTGCCTAATCTCTCGCAATACATCCTTTTAGCAAATTGCATAGGCATTAATTGTCGCCACTCTTTTGCTAAAATTTCATTAAATTTCGGGTTTTCTTCCAAAATTTCTTCATAAAATTTATCTGCTGTTTCTAAATCAAACATTTTAGTAATCCTTAAAAAAGTCTTTTTTATGTTTAGGTTCTTTCAACTCTAATTCAAAGTCAAAAAACCAATCGTGCCTAATCCCCGCAAAATCAAAATAACGAACTAATATCATACACTTACAAGCATCATACCTGAGCTGTACAATAATGCCCTCTTTATCATCCATTGGTTTAATTATGCAAGGTTTAAAAAGCTCTTTAGGTCTTTCAATATACATTTTCAAACCTCAAATAGTAAGGGTATTACCCCTTACTACTCGTAATATCTGCCGTCATTATCCCTATCTCTGTAGGTATTGCGTTCGTTATATCTTCTACGATTGTCATAGTCATAACGTCTGTTGTCGTACTCATATCTTCCGTCATATCTATTTTCATAATCGTACTCAGCACCGTAATTATAACGGCTGTTATTTCTTTCCATACGTCTTTGAGCATCATAATAAGCACGTTCATCAGGTCTTTCAGGATAGCTGTCATTGTGCAAATCGTCTTTTGCCATTTCCATATAATACTCAGGTTTTTCAGATATACTATATTTTGCATAATTAGCATTAACCATATACGCATAATCGTATGGGCTAAATTTTTCTTTATTAAAATCAATATCCGAACGCTTAATGATGTCATCCATTTTCCAACGTTCACCTGAACCTTTGCGGTTATTCCATTGCAAATTGCTAGTATAACGTCTATACTGTTCAGCATTGTTTATATGGCGGTCATAATCTTTTTTATATTCATTTTCGTTGTACATTTTTTCCTATCTTTCTACGGTATAGTTACCGTTTCAGGTGTTGTAATTAAACCTACGTGCGGTGTAGGTGTGGCTGAATAATAGCCAAAAGCTTTGCGTGGTATAGCGCTTGATAAAATTTGCTCGCTATATTTATTCCACAAAGGCACTTGTGTTCCATTAACTTCGACCGTTACAGGTAATGGAGTTGCTGGCAATGTGCTAATAACCCTTTGATTAGCGTAAAATCTATAAGGGTCTTTATCGTTTATATTATCGTCATTAGTAGTAGTTAATTCAAAGTTCGTTGCAGCCGTAGCGGTTATAACTCTATGAGCAAATCGGCTACCTGTGCAAGTACAATTATTGCAATTACAAGACATTTTCTTTCCCTTTTCTAAAATTGTCATTATAAAAGTGGTAAGGACATTTAAGTCCCTACCACAAAATTATTTATACAAATTGGCTATTGCATCCGCATCCGTTGTTCCAAGCATTATTGCAAGTAAATATCGGAGTTCTGCCGTAAACAGGAGTTGTAGGTACAGGACAAGAAGCTAAGCGGTTGTATAACGCATCAACTTCGGCATTTTGTCCAGCACGTAATTCAGCAGTTTGTGCAATTTGTGAAGCTTGTCCTCTTGAATACAATAGTTCTTGACGTAATTGAGCAATTGTTTCATTTTTAGCATCGATTTTATCTTGGCAAAGCACATCAAGGATTTTCTGAGTATTAGCAGTTTGGTTTACTAATATGTCTTTAATACCCATATTAATAGCTTCTCTGTCTGCGCAGTTTTCTAAAGCTACACTGTATTTTAAATCAGTTATCGCAGCTTTATTTTCGCAGCAACATTGTTGAGCTTGATATCCATTTTGTGCTATTTGTGCTTGAATTGCATTTGAGGTTTGTAAATCAGCATATTTATTATCTGCTAATTGTGATTTAACATCGCAGCAACATTGCTGTTGTGCAAATCTAGCGTTATCTATTGCAGAAGTAATTGCATTGGTATTTTGACAGTTTGCGAGGTTAGAATTTCCAAAACCTGTGAGAAGTCCTGTATTGATTGTATTAACTCCATTGCATATTGCACTCTGTACATCCGCAAATCCTCCGCATAATTGCGTTGAGTTGTTAGCAAACCCGCTAGATAATTGAGTTGAAATATTATCTAATTTGCTACCATTTTGTACGTTGGTTAATCCACTTGTTAAATCGCCTTTAGTAGCATTATTGCCGATAGCATAGCCAAGTAAACCACCGTCAGCAAGTCCTAAGCCAGCTCCTGCCATTCCACCGCCAAAGCCGCCGAAACCGCCCCAGCCACCGCCAAACAAGCCGAATAATAACAAAATAGCTAAAAGGTCGCTGCCAAAACCAAAGCCGCCTCCGAAACCTCCGCCAAAGCCACCCATTGCAGGGTACATTGGCATTACAGGCGCATAACCATAGCCACCACCGACTACTGCTTTAATATCGGCAGCTGATAAAGGTTGTTGTTCCATCATTTTTCTACCTTTCATTTAAGTATTACGTTTCTCGTTTCTAAAAAACGGTTATACTCTCGCTGCCTAATGTAGCGGTTTAAAATTTAATTCCGAATTGATTACTCATCACACTAGCAAATTGATTTAACATCGGATTATTGCTATTAATCATCTGCATAGCTTGATTTTTATTTTCAGTAAAGTTTTCATTTCTAGCTTGATATAAGTTTTGAACGTACTCTAACCACTTATCACGTGGTAATTGTTTCATTTGATTTAAGGTGTTCATAAATCCTTGTCTATCGAACGTCATAGCTCATTCTCCGCATATTCTTTTAATTCCTGATACTCACTTATATCAAGGTCTTTTAATACAAGCATTAACTGCATAATATTTAAAATACACTCGTGCTTGTCGGTTGATTTAATAATATTGTCAATTAAGTTAATCGCTGTTTTTTGCACTTAATTTCCCTTTTTTCGGTTCATCCATAATTGGAGGTTGCGTGCTTATATTCTGTTGTGTCATAGGTGCTAACATTCGATATAAGCCATTTATACCCTCAATAATAGTGTTGTATTTTTGCTCTGATACATTCATCATCTCATCAGGCTGAGTTTTTATATTATCTTGCGCCATTGGTACAGCGTTAAATATTTGCAATGGTGCTGCGCCTGTTTGCGGATTAATTTGTTTTAGATAAATCTTATTTACACTCTTGTTATAGAAGAACGTAGGGTTACCGTTTAAATCGGCAGGTGTAGCCTTAGCTTCTTCTTCATTTGATACTAAAATCACTCTATAATGATTTTGTTGCGCTTGTTGCTGAGCTTGTTGTTGCGCATAATTTTGTTGTAAAGCATTTTGATAATAGCTTGGATATTGCGTATAATAAGGATTATAACCATAATTTAACATAACCTACTCCTCTGCAAATATAGCCTTTAACTCGTTATTAAAAGCCATTGTATTTACACCTTTGTCTTTTGCGTAACTAATACAGCAAGTCATCCCGTTTTTAATCATATTTTTTAGCGAAGTTCTATCATTAACGGATAAACTTTTAATATAATCTGTTGCAATTTGTCTTATTGATTTCATAATTTAATACTACAATGCAATTTGTATTGTAATAAGGGGATAAAAAGGATATTAAAGGGTATAAAAAAGCACCAGTTACGGTGCTATTGTCATCATTAAAGTTTATAGAAAGGAGTAAACAAATGAAAAAAAAGAATGTTAAATATTTTCTAAATCTTTTCTTAGTTTTGATTTATACTTTTTAATTGTATCTTCACTATACATATACTTATTTGCTAATTCTTTTCGTGTTAAATCGTTACAAAAGCAATCAACTGCAAACTCTGTCTTTTCTCTATCTAATCCAAGGTTTTTACACCGATAACGTAAAAGGCTTTCAGATATTCCTACCAAAGATTTACGTTTAATAATTCCGATTATTCTTTCAAGTTTTGAGTTTAAATTGCTAATTCTGATTGATGATACTTTTAATTCTTTATTTGATTTTTTATTTAAGTATTTTTCAATAAATAGCTCTTTATCGGCAGGTAGTAATTCATTGCAAATAAGCTCAAAGTCAGATTTTATCATATTGTTGGTATAATTTTTAATTTCTTTGCTCAATATGAAAACCTCCGATAATTGTGATTAATTATTTGTTTAAAGCCGTTATAGTTACGTTGTATTATTTCTCTTGTTCTTTGAATTAATGGATAATTTCGGTCTGTACCTGAGTTTCTATGTACTCTTCTGCGAGTATGTTCTTGTATAATTTTAACATCTGCGTGCATATTTATATCAGATGTTTGGCTTTTATTTTGCTGTTGATTACTCGCCATAGTTTATTTTACCCTTATTTTTTAGGAACATTGATATTAATATTATTTTGTGCATTTGCGCCTTGACTGTTTGTAATCTTAGAGTTGTTGTCGGTGTTAGCTTCTGTTACTACTCTATTTACATCCTCATAATCGAATTGTGAAAAAGTATAGACGTAATACACAAAACTAGCAAATAATAAACAAATTAAAAATACTATAACCTTAGTTTGTCTTTTAATAATCTTTTTATTTTCAGCATTAACATCCATAACAACTTCAAGTATTGCATTGTTTACTTGGTTTTCTGTAAGCTCTTTATTTTCTTCCATTCTTTACTCCTTTTATTTAATTATATATTTTTTTCTTGTTTTTATCAATCTTTTAGAATATAATATAGCTAACAATTAATTGCGATAACCAAGTGATTAATTGCCGTACATTAAAATAAGTAAGATTAAATTCTGAAAATATTTTAAAGTGTGAAATAAGATTTTTTCTTTTTTTCCTCTCTCTCGTCCAATAGCAGGAGTGCATATTGGAACTCTCTCTCCCTTTATTTCTTTTAGGCATAGGGTAAGACCGTAAACAGCCAAAAAAACAAAAAAGATTAAAAATATACCCCTCTCTCTATTTCCCTGCCTTAATTTTACCATAAAAAAAGTCGAAAAAATAGTATCTAATTTCTTAGTATATATATTTGTATAGTATATGTATTTGTTCACTACTCAACAAATTGTATACTACTAAACAAAATGTATACTATTTTATATTAATTCTGTATTATAATTAGATTATGCAGGAAATTTATAGGTTTATAATCCCATTACCGCCCGTAACAAAGAAAAATAGCTCAAATATTTTCATAAACAGGGCAACAGGCAAGCGATTTATTGCGCCTAGCGATAGATACAGGCAATATAATAAAGACTTTATGTTATTATGTCCACCTATACCAATGATAGACTATCCAATTAACTTAAAAGCCTTGTATTATATGCCTACAAAAAGAAAAGTTGATTTAATTAACTTACATAGTGCATTGCACGATTGTTTAGTAAGCAAAGGTGTTTTGCAAGATGATAATTGCAATATAATTGTTGCAACTGATGGCTCAAGGGTCTTTTACGATAAAACTAATCCAAGAACAGAGGTTATCATAGAAAAATACAACTAAGAACCTAAAATTTTACTAATTATAAATCCAACTAAACCTGCTATGCTTGCAATTATTGCACTATCAAAAAACTTGCCACTTTTGCCTTTTAAACTCTTTACATCTGCCTTTAATTCATCAAGCATTTTTATAATATACTCGTATCGTGTTCTATTTTCTACATCAGCTTCTTTTAAAACATCTAAAGATTTTAATTCTTCTTTAATATCTTCAACGTCAATTTCCAATCGGTTTATCCTGTGCAATAATTCATTGTTGCTAATTTGTGTCAATGTCCTTCTCCGCTATGTCAATTCCATTATAAACTATAATTTAATTGCTTGCAATAAAAAACCCTTTTGCAAGGGTAGATAACTAAGGTATTAAAAACATTACACACATAAATTATAATACATCTTTTTTGCTAATACAATAATATTCAGGATATCCGTATTTTTTAATTAGCCATTTTATGCTTTCTTTCATCTTGCATTGCTCAGGTATAGTTTCAAGTTCGTCTGCAAGTTTGCAACGGTAACAGTCGCCCTCTAAATAATAACACTCCAAAGCTGATTTTGTCCATAGTCTAGGAAGCATTTTAGAACCTTTAAAACTATATTTTTATTATAGCAGATTTTTGAATAATAAAAAGACCTGATTGAACAGGTCGATTACGGATTTAAGGTATTATATATGATTTTTACAAAATTATTATATTATAAAAATAAAATATCCCTAAAAGGGATAGATGGATAGAATTAGTATTTAGTTTATATTCTATAAGTAGAGAGTTAATAAGTGTCTTTTTAAATGACGAGCCGAAGCTCGTCATATTGGTTTTTGGCTGGCTGGCTACTTAACCAACAAAATAATTATATAAAATTTAAATATAAAAGTCAAGAAATTGAGAATATTTATCTTTCTCCTTTTTTAATTCAATTCCTGACAAAAATGTCATTGTTTCGTTACCGATTGATTTATAGTAATCGTATTTTCTTTCGGCAACTTCAATTTTCTGTAAATGCTCGCTATTTACTTTCATTATATTTACAATAGTGCCTACTTTTATATTAGAGTGCATAATATTTTCCGTTCTTATATATTAATTTTTCGCATTTTAAATTTTTTGAATTATATTCAATGTGTATCCACGTACTATTTTTTGAATGTTCTTCAATTAATTGCGTCCACTTTAAACCGCTTGAACATATAAAATCAAATAATTGTTTTACGGTCATATTAGGAACGTGTATATCAACGCAAGTGCCTTGCTTATGTTGGCTATTAGCCACTCCGCCTACTAATTTATTTACTTTTTCATTTCTATAACCGCTTGTAATTATTATAGGTTTTTTAAGTTTATTGCGTAACGGTTGAAGAAAACCAGCTATCAAACTTAGCATATTATCATAAATATGTAATTGTTGTGGTATATTAGCTATATTGTTTTTTTTAGCTACGTCTGATTTACAAATTTCTGATATTGTAAAGTTCATTTTATTTTCCGTTCTTTAATAATTTTTCTACTGTTTTACTTATTTGCTTTATATATTCATCCCCATTAAAAAAGGGAATTTTCACGCCTTTAAATTGTTCGCAATATTGCTCAAACGCTTCTTGATTAAAAACCTCACTTAGTGGTTTGTTCCCCCTAGTGCTATTGTTTTTCATTGTTGCTAAAGCAAAATTACTTAATTTGCTTGTTCCATTTTTACTCTTTGGCAATAAATGTTCTAGAGTTACGGTATCTTTAGTTAAAGAGCTTCCATAAAAATCTTTTGTTACAGTTGATAATAATCCTTGTTGATATGCAGTTTTTAGTATTGACTTGTATCCAAAAGTAATAGGTGTTAGAAGATTAATTTTCACAATTCATATCTTTCATATATTTACATAATAACATTTTTTTTGTACAATTACAAAGAGGCTAGGATAGCTTCCGAAAGTCTAATGTTCCTGATTAGATTGCCTCAATTTATTAATCAGGATTAATACTAAGGAGGTATTATTTATGGGAAGATACAAAACAAATATTATCATAATACATAAAGATTATGCAATTATAAAAATTCAAAATAAACTAAAGGGTGAACTAGATTGTTTAATTGACGTTGAAGATATACACAAAGTAAAAAATTACTATTGGAATATAAGATATGATAAAAGACATCCTAATTGCACAGTATATGTAGAAACTCAAAAGAAAAACAATGAGGGAAAATATAAAAGAATGCATCTGCATAGATTTATTATGAATTGTCCTGAAGATAAAATAATAGACCATATTAATGGTAATGGCTTGGACAACAGAAAAAACAATTTAAGAATATGCACACAATCATACAATGGAAAAAACAGACCATTTGCTAAAAATATATATTTTGTAAAAAGAGATAATTTATATAATGTGCATTTTAATATAAACGGCAAAACGAAGTATTTGTGTTATACAAGAGATATAAAAGAAGCTCAAGAGTATGCTTTATTAGGGCGAAAATTAATAAACGAAAATAAAATAGATGAGCTAATGAACATGAAGTGTAAATGTATTTTACATTCTTATAATTGAATTTCCCAACTTTTTTTATTTATAATTTGAAATATATCAACAGCAAATCCCATTACATTTGCCTTTATAGTATTTACACCTTGCAATTTTAATTTTTCTCTAAAGATTAAAGAAGTTAATCGTCTATATTCTTCAATAGCTATTTGTTCTTTAATGCATTTACTTACAATAAAACTTTTAAAATCTAGTAAATAATCGTGCAACAATGCGCTCATTAAAAAAGTATTATCTGTTCTTGAACCAATAACTCTCCAAAAGAATTTAGGAATGTCACTACCATTATAAGTATATCCTTTAGGTATATCAAAGCTAAATTCTCTTTTTGTTGTTTCGATTGTGACTTTAATAGTATTAAATAATTCAAAAGGATATTTAATTTTATTTTCTTTAATAGCTTTAGGGTCATCATCATTGATAACCCTAATTCTAATATCTGGTGTTTCGGATAATTCTATTTCTTGTATCTGTTCTTTTTTCATCATTTTATATTTTCTACAATTTCCACAACTTCAAAATACACATTTCTTAAATCAGGCAATAATCTTACAAGTTCTTGAAACTCGCCCATTATATTTTCAATGTGTTTTCTAATTTTTTCAGCTAAGTCCTTTTTAGTGTCAATTAAAGTTTTAGATTTTTTAATAGCTTTTTCAATCTTGTTTGCTAATCCGATTGCTTTAAAGATATTCATAAAAACCTCCTAAGCGTTTTCTAAAACAGTTAATACAACATTAACCCAACCTGTTTTTAAATAAGCCGTATCTGCCCCTTGTGTCCAAGTGAATTTATCGTTATATAAAGGGAATATTGCGTTATCAACTTTAAACTCAGCCATATTTTGTACTTGAATTGTATAAGTTTTACCTGATGTTAAAGTTAATCCTGTTAATTCATTGATTGATTTAAACTCATCATTTGTATTAATTGTTCCTGTAAATGAATTTGCCATTTTACATCTCCTTTAATTGTTGTCTTAAAATTTCTGCTTGCGTATTTATATTATGAACCTGAGTATGTTAATCTATAATATCCTGTAGCTTTTATGTAAAAAGTACCTTTATCACTTGCTCTTTTTTGTATTTTTATTTTTCTTCCTGCTCCAAATGGAACCCATATTGTGCTTGACACTGGAGACTCCTGATTTGCAACAACACATCTCAACGAGCCTGCGGTAAAAAAGCCACCTGCCCCAGTTAAATCTGTATCAAAACAAACATTTATATAGTTGCCTACGGTGGTTTTATCCACGTGAACCTGACACCATAGACACACCATATATTGTTCACCATCATCAGGTAAAAAAGCCTCCAAGCTTGCTTCTGAATATTCTGTATTTGTTGCTGCTGAGTATAAATCCAAGGCATGAGCGGGGGCTAAAAAACCTGTACTCATAGGATGCAAATAAGAATACAATGTTTTGTTTTGAACCGGGTTTTCAGAAGTGTTTGACAAAGTAGCATCAACGGTTATAGAATTTGAACCGCTTATTACTCCATCGTTTATAGTAATTGTAGTACCATCAATTTTTACACCGCCTAAAGTAGTAGTACTTGCAGTAGGTAATATATAAGTTGAACCGCCACCGCCACTCGATGGTACACCACCTATGTAATTTCCGTTAAAATTTAATGACATTTTATATCTCCTTATACTTTAAAGTTCCATCCTGTTTGCCCTGTTGCATTTGCGTTTAGAGTCGGGTTATAAACAGCACCCGTTGGTCTTAAATCTACAGAAGAACCGATTATATTTTTGCCTCCAGTTCTCGCTAAAAATGCTGTAGTCGAGTCATTTACCCACATCATTGAACCGTCTAATAATTCAAAAATTCCACCTAGCTCAGAAATTACACTGTTGGCTACTTTAGATGAGGAACTTTTGCCATCAGCTCTAGTATTCGTATTTCCGCCCCACAAAACTTTAGAATTTTCTTTTACGTTTAAACAATAATTAGTAAAACCACTTATCTGTATTAATTCCATTTCAACAGATGAATTGTTTTTAACTAATACACCATATTTCAAATTTGTTGATGTTAGATTTTCAAAATATAAATATCTGAATTTAATATTTTGATTGTCATTGATAGTTAATAATGGTGTCGACTCATCCATTGTCGAAGCACTCGTTATATATCTAGTAGTGTTATTATCACCCTGAATTATTAATTTTGGAATGTTGAATTTTTTATTGAAAGTTAATTGCTCTGAAACATTATTTAATAATTGAATAGTAACAGTACCATCCGACCATTTATTTTCTAAGTAGTTATATGCTGATTGCAGCTTTGTGAATTGTTGACCTGTACCTACATTAATAACAGTTCCAGCAGGTATGTATCTGCTTACAAAAGACGGTTGACTTAATAAATCGCTAAATTGCCCAGTTGTTGCAACGGTTGCCAAATCTTCACTTTGAACATAAGTTTCTTCAGCGTCTGATTTTGATAAATATGTACCTGAAGCATTGTTTTTTGTTAAATAATTTGTAGATAAATTATTTGAAATTTCATCTAAAGCTTCTTGTGTGGCGGTCGATATTGGCTTATTTAAATCTGAAGTATTGTCTACATTTCCAAGTCCTATAGCTTCTTTAGTTACAGAACCTTTAAGTGTTGAACCTGTGATTGCTCTAGTTCCAGCAACGGTTTCAACAATTAATTTATCGTTGTTTGATAAACTACTGACTACATCTAAATCGCCTATTTGTTTATACTGGTCTGCCATATTTTATCCTCTTATTTAAGTATATACAAGTTTTTTATTGTCATCTGTTAATATTATTTCGCCAAGATTTGTACATATAACATCTTCATCTAAATAAGTATTAACTATAAATTGAATATCAGGGAATTGAGCTTGATATTTTTCAATAGTCGAAGCTTTAGCTTTATTAATTCTTACTATACCCGCTAAAACACCATGCGGAGTATTGTTACCATTTTCATCTGAACCAATTAAATTATATATTGTATCTAATATTGAAAAATCTGTTACAGTCCAATCAACTCCAGTTATTCTTACTTTAGTAACTGGGTTATTTAAGAATATACTTTTGCTATCTAAGTTTGTATTTTCTAATATTAAAGTTGAAACACTGTTACCACAAGAAAAATTAACTATATTGTTTTGATTTTTTACAGTCAAGTTTGTTATTGTACTTGGCAATACTAAATCAGTAATCGAACCCGCTTCTGCTAATTTTACCGAGGTTAAAGACGTACCAGTTGCATATATTTCTTTTATTCCGGTACATCCTGATATATCTAGCGCACCTGATAAATTAGGGCAATTTCTAATATCTAAACTTTGCAATAATGTATTATTACCTAAAGTCAACCCAGTAAGGTTAGTATTTACATAAGTACCACCTTCACCTATTTTTAATTCAGATAATTTAACCGCAGATGATACATCAATAGTACCTGCATATAAGGGTGATAAATCACCAACTGATTTAATTCTGCTTGCGCCATATATAATAGTTTCAGTATCATTAAATGTTATAGCGGGCGGTGTAATTGTCGTTGCAACTCCACTTTTTGCTCTTTGGTATCTATCATAAGAACCATATTTAATTCTAATATACTGGTCTGCATAAGGTGTTACAGTTATTTCAGCGTCAGGTTCAACTTCTTGCCATTGAGCAGGTGTATAAATTCTCATTGTCATATAATTTGCTTTAAAATCAGAAGCAATATATTTAGAGTCGAGATAATTAAATCTATTAAATAACCACCATTTTATATGGTCAATTCTGCTTCCTTGTGCAGTGTATAAGTATGTAGCAATGCCATCATCTAATAAAGGTGATATATATTTAAAATCAGCATCGGAGTTATATTGAGCTTCGCAAATTTTTGCTATTTGTTCATCATTTAAATAATATAGAGCCTTTTCATAGGTTAATCTTCCACTATTTCTTAAATTAACATAGGTTTCTTCTATTTCATCAGAAAAAGCCTGCTCAACTAGATACCATAGCCCTGAATTTGCACCGTTGAATACATACTCTGTACCAATAACATCGTGTGTTTCAATATCATAATTAAATTTGTTTTCGCCCTCGTTATTTAAACCAATAGCAGTATCCATATCATAAAATACAGGATACCATTTATTATCTGTATAAAGGTTTAAAAACATATTTTTTGCTCTGCTATCAACCATTCCGAAAAACTCAGAAATAACATAATAAGTAAGCAAATAATCTAAATTAAAATAATTTTCACATTCTTCTTTAAACTTATTAACTCCTGTCGTATCTTTTAACTGATAACAGTCATATACCCAAGTAATTATATCTTGTAAATTAGCAAAATCAGTATAATCTTTAGGGTGTCTAGCTTCAAAATCAGTCAATACTTCATCGGGGTCTGAAAAATCATCGGATAAAAATAAACATCTCGGAGAAGTATTATTACCAAATTCCCAGCTTTCACATCCATCAGTAAAGCCAAATACATTAGAGCTTGATTTATCATTGTTAAAGTTATAAACACCAAAATATGAAGCATTAGAGCTTGCATTAGCCTTATAATAAATAGCTATTGGAAAACCATCAATTGTAGTTCTAATATTCTCATCATTTTCTTGTGGTGGTGTTTTGTCAATGTAAATATCATTGATTAATTTTGCTAAACCTGTATTATGTGCGTGAGACGACTCCATATAATCCGCTTTTAAAGTGAATGTTTTTTCAGCAGGTGAGTTAGGTCTTAACCTATATGCTTGTGGCATTTTACTTATTTTGTAGTTCTTTTTAGGATAATATTGCGAAGATGTACCTTGTACGTCAATAGTTACGCCTTCCATTGAAAAATTACGGGTGCTATCTGCTTTATCTTCATAATCTATTTTTACTATCTTTTTATCACCCTTAGATTGTGGCAAATCACCAGTAATTGTCATAATGGGTACTTGATTTAATAATTTGTTATAAACAATATTCCCGTAGCTATCATAAATATCGTTATTATTAAAAAGTGATAATTTCTTTGAGTAATCTGACGTATCAGCAATGTAGTTATTTAGCATATCATAATGGTTTAAATTGTTGTTATAAACCCTGATATTATAAATAGCTACATCACAATTATTTGAACCTATAACAATATTTACAGGATTAATCTGCGAAAAATCATCATCATCAGGGTATTGCATTAAACCTGAAATAATGCCATTTAAGTAAGTATAAATTAATCTATTTTCCGAGCGTGGTTCTACAACAAAACCTAATCTTATATGTTCATCTTCTTTAAATTTGATATTTACTTCTGATTGCTCAGATTTTAATAAAGCGTTTTGTGCAAATATTTCTATACCTCTATCACCACTAAAACAATCAACAACTTTTGCGTTGTAATCTAATACGTTTGATGTTGAAAATTCTATCTCAATGGTTTTGCCGTTATTTCTAAAATCTTGAGCAAATAACTGCGTTGGTATTGTTACACTCGCACCGTTTGAAATGACAAGTGAATTATTAATCCAACCGTTATTAACAAAATTGAAATTGTTTAAAGAACAATTGATACTGCCATATTTCCATTCATTACGGTTTTTATCATTATTACTTCTGCCGTTTGCAGATAAAAATAATTCTAAATTCTGCGTAACTGGTTCAACGTCAATTTCTGACTCGATTATATTTACAGTAAAATTCCTTGTTGTACCTTCAGCTCTAAAAGATATAGTAGAAATGCCAATTGTATCAATAACTCTGCTATATGTAAATTTGTTCCTATTTACATTCATGCTTGAAACAAGTTCATTGTTTACATAAATATCCAAATCAGTTGTTAATGATAAAGGATTATAAACGATTAAAGGTATATTAATCATTTCACCTTGATAAAATTCATAACCGTTAAAATCGGATGCGATTAACACACTATCACCATCTACATACATTACCTCATAAGACAATATGTTAGATAAAATTGTAGTGCCACCTAATGTAGCGGTTTCCCAAACCCTAAGTTGATGGACTCCGTGAGTTAATTCGATAATTTTACTTAATTGCCTACCTGAAACATCAGTAGTTTCTGTTGTTTCTGTGCCGTCAATTTCAAAGTGAATTGTTTTTGTGACTTCGCCATACGGTGTATATCTAAAAGTAATTGGTTCACTGTATGCAATTGAGTTATCAAAAGATGAACTAATGCTTAATACAACTACAGTTACAGTATAAATTAAAGTCCTTTTTGTGCCTGCTGTATCTGTAACAGTAACTTCTACATAATTATACCCATCATTTAAATAGCTTGATATATCAAAATCTACTCTATCACCTGAGTTTAATTTTTGAGTAGATTTCGTGTTATTGTTCACAATATATTGAGCAGTTGCTTCCAAATCTTCTGAATTTGAATAGCTATAAGACAAAACTGCACTATTGCCTTTAGCAATCGTTAGCGTATCACTTGGCAATAAGTTTGTTAATGTAATTATTGTTTGAGAACCACCGCCTGAAATTGGAATACCTTCAGTAATTATTTCATCATTGCAAGTTAAATAAAGCAAATTTTGTTCAGTATCATAATACATCCCATCTGCTTTTGTTGATAATTGTTCTTGCAAATCTTCTTGTTCTAAAATATCGCCAGTTATCTTACCCCATTGAGCTTTAGATGACCCGCCACCTGAAGCAACATTAGCTTTAATAACCGTACTATTTTCAATTACATTTCCTTTTATAGAGTTGCTGTTATCAACTATATTTGCTTTAATTATTTTATTGCCTTTGATATTAGCCATTTTATTCTACAATACCTTCTGCTTTTTTAAGATATACTCTAATTATATATTTATCACTGAATTTAGGATTATCTCCTAATAATATTGTATTTTCCTCTCCTGTTTCTTCATCAACTTGTTTTAAACCATAATTATATGTATTAACACCCTCAGACGGCTTTACAGTAAATTTATTTGTCATTTCAGGGGTTAATTCAAATTCAACTTCGCCATTTTCATCAACAACTCCTCTGAGTTCTTCAAAAATAGTATCATTTGTTTTTTTATCTCTAACGCTAAAATAGATTACCGAGCCTTGTTCTAAATCTGTAAAGGTTATAAAACAAGTATCGCCTACGAATGTCGTTATTGTAGTTTTATCTATTTCTACGCTCATTATTCGCCTTCGCTTTCTTCAACTGGTGTTGTGTAATCAATTTCTATCGCTTCAACTTCTTTAACGGTTGTAGCATTATTAATTTCAGCCTTAATTAGAGCATTTTTATTCCAACAGAAGTTATGAAGCTGAGTAATTAAACCGCCAATATTAATTAAATCTTGTTTATTACATTCTAAAGGTTGATTATCCATACCAAACCATGTGATTGTATCCTCATCAGACATTGTTGAAACAATAGCTAAAAGGTTTACTTTTTGGTCTGTATCAGAATCAAATAAAACATCTTTATAAAATACACCTTGATTTAGCGCTTCATCTCTTGCTATATCATTTTCATGTATTTTTTCTTGCTTTGCTTTTATAAGTTCTTCTTCTTCCCAATGTTCATTCCTTACAAGCTCGTTATCTTTTACATAATATTTGCCTTCCACATAATCATCAGGTAAAGGCTTTACGTCATTATAAAATCTTGTTAATGTCTGTTTATTTTCTGCTATTAATAAACTACCATTTTGAATTGTATAGAAACTCATTAGTTAACTCCTTTCACTGGGAAGAATTTAAAAAATCGTCCAAATATAGTACTTTGATAACCATCTCTAAATGTACAAACATCATTCTTAGCGACTAGTGCACAGGCGAAAACATTTGTAATATAGTTATTGCTTGTAGTTGAAACATTGTTTATATATACATCGTTTATTTTTAACCATGAGTAAATTCCACCTATAGCACCTGCGGAAAAAATAACAAAACCATTGCAAGGACAGGTAAAAGATTGTTCTGTGGACGTAGGTGTAATTTCTATTGTTGCACTATAATCAGGCATACCCATTACTGATTTATCAACCAAATATCCGCTATCATTAAATGCTCGATTATTTAAAGCAGTTACCCCGCCATTTTCAATAGTGCAGTCACCAATATATACGAGGTTATTATTAATTTCACCTTTTACTCTTAAATTAGCAGGAGTTGTTGATGTATCAAGCCAATAATCAGTAGAAGGATTTAAATTTGATATTTTAAAATCATTAGTAAAGAATAATTCACCAGTTTCAAAGTCTTTAAAGATTTTACTGTCGCCATCAACAGACGTGAAATCATAATCTGATGACGTACCATCAATTATACCTTGCCACCATAATTCACCATTATTTTTTATATAAGAATTAATTAGATTTATAGAACCTAAGAAGGGAGACTGTACACCTCCATGGCTTTGATACCACAAACCGCCAATAACAAAGTATCCTTCACTTCGTGTGGTAACTTTAGTTGTTGAAGCATAATTAATATCAATAACCCAAGTTAATCCGTTATCTGTTGAATATTCCAGCGTATAGGCACTGCCTGTAAATTTTATTCTAATTAAATAGCGAGTATTAGTTAAAACAGTATAAGTACCTCTTTGTTCAGTGTGGCTGCCACCGATTCTCAAATCTAATCTAAATTTTGAAGAATTTATTTCAATATTTACACCAGAGAATACACCTGATGAATTGTAATAGTTAGAATATATATATTGTTGAGTTGAAACATTACTTCCTGTTGTAATATCAAATACCATTTCCCAAGTATCATAATTTTCTGATATCCAAGCACTTGGCAATGATGCATATACGCTATTTGCAAAACCGCTCAAAGTTCCCTTGTCTTGGGTTAGCGCACCGTTAATTGTAACATTACATTTTTTATATTCGGCATCTGATAAAACATCAAAACTTGAAGCTGTATCAAATATTCTTGTTCTGCCATCTGTTGTTGTTATAGTGCAAGGGTTGCAGAATATTTTTGAAGCATCACCTGTTAGTTTTGTTATTTTGAAATAACCATTGATAGAAGCTTGAGCCGAACCTCCGCCTGCGCCGTAACCAGTGTGCGTTCCATCGTATAAAGACACTCCGCCATATAAAGAAGCAATTGCATAACTATAATCAACATTTAAAACATTACCTGCATTACCATTTTGATTTAAAGAAGTACTAACAATTAGGGAAGAATCTATAATACTTACAGTTCCCCCTGCCCCTGCTTGCATATAATTACGCCCAGTTGTACCACCTGTACCTCCAGTTACAGTTATTATATTTCCAAATGAAGTAGAACCACCTGTGCCACCTACATAGGTATTATCTTTTCCGCCAGAACCGCCGGAACCACCTGCACCTATGACAATTGAATAATTGCCGACAGGCAAGTTTAACACACCTTTAAACCCTGCACCTGAACCACCTGAAGCGTTCTTAGAGTTCCAACCGCCATAACCGGGGTCCCAATATGTATGTGCCCAGCCGCCACCTGCACCATACATCTCTATTTCATAATTTCCTGCTTCAGTAATTTCGATTGTATATGAGCCTGCTTCAGTGTAGCTTTGAATAAAACTCCCTGATTGTAAGGTATGGTTATTTCCGTTGATTACTGTACCTGCGTTTATTGCAAAAGGTGCATATTGTAAGCGGGCATTACCCAAATTGTTTAAATTATTTATATCTTTATCAGCAAAATTATCTCCTACGGTGCTTGATATTGTTCCGTCTGCTTGAACTGTAATTGTTGTACCGTCAGGCTTGACTATACCCGCGGTTTCGGTAGTTGCAATGGGGACAATTTGCGACTTGGCAAAATTATCTATTTTATCGCAATTTAAATTAAATACATCAACATTGTATTGTTCTGATTGCAATGGTTTTTCTAAATTTAAAAACTCTGTATAATTCGGCATTTTTATTCTCCTGTGTGTTCTGAATTAGCATATTGTGATAATTCGCCTTGCGTAAATTGTCGCATTTCTCCGTGATTATAATGCTTTTTCAAATATCTATGTAAATACGGTTCATATTGTATTGCTTCTAATATAATATTAGCAGGTATTATCTCATCTCTCAATTCTTTTATTGTTTGTTCGTACAATCCATCAATAGGTGTATCAATACCAACTCTTAGCTTATATTCATTATAAATAGGTTCAAAATCGACATTTCCAGCACCAAAAGCCGCCTCTAACATTCTTTTAACTGATATTTTAGTAAATGGTAATCTAACCGCAAATTTTAACCTAATTCTCTCACGTCTGTATTCTATGCTCTCATTTTCTTCATCTGCTTGTATAAAAAATAGAGCCTCAAAACGTCTTAAACCGTCTAAGTCACAATAGCTGACTAAGTTATTTAAAAATATTTGGTAAATTTCATCCTCATATTGTCCTAATTCGTCAGCCTGTGCATCGTATATAGCAAGCATTGTCTTGTTATCATAATAAATATCAGGTGCTAATCTATGTACTATCTTAGGATTGTTCACTTAATGTTACCTCACCCAAAACAGGAATAAACTGTTCAATAGCTGTATTTTCTAGGTTAATATCGCTGTCTTCTTCGTTTAATAAAACATCAGTAGCGTTTTTAACACCGTTTACTTTAACCATATTTGCTATAACTTGCGCAATATATACACTTGTAAATTTATTTTTTTGCCAAGATTTACGGATGCTATAAAAATATTCTTCTAAATTGGCTTCGATTTCAGCTTGTACCTGCCCTATTGTTACAGTATCAAGGTCAAGCGTTGCTGATATGTCAACAGTTACCTCTGTTGGCGTTGATATAGTAACGTGATGCCCTATCGGAGCCATCCCAACTCCTTCGCCTGAGTAATCTTCAGGGTCTAATAATTCTTTTATTTGAGCTTGAAATTCTGCACTAATAGCGTTGTATTGGCTATCTAATACCGATACTTTGACCGTTCCACCACCATTCCAAACAGGAAATACCTTTGGTTTGCTAGTGCCGTTAATTTTATCAATATATTCTTCATAATCTCGGATATTGCCACCAAAACCTTTATGGTTTAGATAGTCAATAATTCTTTCTCTATATGTTTCATCATCTTCAACATCTTGAGCTGGTGTTTGTACTCCGATAATCCTTGCTATTTTTAAATCATTGATAGTAAATAACGGTAAAATATCGCCTGAGTATTCATTGCCAACTGTTCCAATCTGCTCGCAAGTTACAACCGCTTTGCCGACTTCAATAAAACTAGTTATTCTATAAGTTATAGCGCTATCACTATCAGGTACAGCAAAACGACTGCCAATAGGTAAGTTTTTCGGAGCATCATTTGTATCAATAAATTCAGCAATTCTTTCTGCATAAGTTGCAGGTTTTCTCGGCATTGAATAATTTTCGCCAATTTTATCAAGGTTTGAGCCTATTGCAGTTAATAAATATACTTGGTCTCTGAATATATTTATTTCAATATATTCATTTGCCATTTCGCCCGCTGTTGGTGCTAAGGCATCATATATAATTGCACCTACTCTTTTGTCCTCTGTATCGGGTACACTTGCCAATAGTCTTTTTAAAATTTCATCAAACCCGTAATACTCGGGTATATTTCCGATTACCCTATTAACAAACTCCAGTAAGGCTTGTATATCTTCTTGAGTTAATTCGCTAACTGTTTTTTGTGCGATTTCTGTAATACTAGACAACTACGTTTACCTCCAAGCCTTCAATTGTTCCCTCAATAGTGTACATATCAAAAACAACGTGTGCGCTATCAATATTTAGTTTTTCTATCTTAGTAACAATTATATCGTATATCCTATCATCTTGCAACAAAGCCGAGCGTAAATCTTCCTCAATTTGTGCCTCTAAATACTCAAAAGGTTGTCCTTTGTATTTTTCAAGCTCGATACCAAACCAATCAGGATAAATAGCATAAGCATAACGCTCTTTATTTACAATATGGTCTGCAGTTTGAATTATAGCCTTTTGACCGTCAGTTTTTCCAGTAATACTTTTTGTTCTATCTTGATAAGTCCTTGATGGTTGTGCTGTTATTTCAATTTCTGATGTTTGCGTTATTGATTCAATTTGCGGTATCATAATTAACCTCCTGGCTCGCCATCGTGTAAACCTTCCATATCATCCCACATATCGCTTTTTTCAATTCTTTCGGCAACGTAGTATTTTTGCCCACCGTTAAAAGCAAACAATAAAACTCTATCGCCTTCTTTTAGCTTTGGTATTATCTCAACTTCAACATAATCTTGCTTGTAGCCCGTATCGCTACTTTCATCCTTTTTTTCGTGCAAGTTTTCAGTAATTTGTTCTTCAATTTCGTGTTCGTGCGGTGATGGCCCTGCTGCGATTTTAGTTTTTCCATTGTATTCGTGCTTATGAGGCATTGTAACTCTAAACGGTCTGCACCATTGACCTAAGAAAAAAAACTCCTCAGGCAATACAAAATTCATATTATCTATTTTTATTGATAAAGGGTTTAATGTTTGCACAGTCCCAAACGTCATCCCATCGCCTTTCGGCATTTTTGACAACGTATGCTGTGCAATTGCCTCTATCATTGTATTAATTTCGTTTAAACTCATAGCTTAATTCTAACATTTTTAGAATGGTGTTGCAACGTCAAGCTCCATAGTGTGCATATCTCTTGAGTATGTGTGATTAGCACCGACTGCCCACATATCAAGGTATTTATCATTTGCTTGTCCTTTATCATCTAATTTATAAGTATTTAATTCAGGAATATACACGCTAAAACCTGAACCTGCGTTAATCTCATCAACTCCTAATGCTGATAATTTTAAAGTTTTTGTTTCTCTATTAAATGACTTCATATAATCATCAGCATACTGTATTAACTGCGCTGAGTTCATTTTATCATCAACGCTTATAACCTTTTGTAAAAATCCCCATTTTCTTTGTGTATTGCTATCTTTTGCAGTGTAGGGCGATATTATCTTATTATCTGATTTTTTGCCTTTTTCATCCTCTGAGTTATAACTCTTAACTACCTTAATACTGTTATATGTGTTCTTATCAATGCTTATTTCAAATTGAAAACTTGATAACAAAGATTTATAACCTATCATTATATCGGTTTTAGTTTGATGTAATTCTGTAAATTCTAAAGTGCCAAAATTATCACGAATATAATAGTATTTAGTGCCTTTACTTGCAATATTAGCTTGGTGCATTTGATGTTGTAATATGCTAAATAATGTTTGACCTTCGTATTTCTTATTAGGGCATACAAAATCGCAAGGTGTAACCACTTTAAAATTCTTTAAATTATGGTTAGTACATAACATATTAAATACATCACTAACCTTCATATTGCTAATATATACGGTATCTTCATTTTTTAAATATCGCATTTGGTCATAAGCTGTAACTTGAATAATTCCGTTAGCATCCATACCCATATTAAATACATAGCCAAAAAATATGCCCTTGTTATCTCGTTTAAACTGTATCACGCTTCCATTTTTTATATTCAACGGCACTTCAGGAGTAGGATTTTTCTGCATCTGAAAAGTTAATTTGCCAGCTTGCCCCTCTAATACAGTAGCGTGCTGAATACTATCGACTAATGTTGATATATCAAACACTTTATTATCAGTTGATACAAATATTTGATTATTTGCGTGCGGATTAAACATTATAACCACTCTTTCGGCATTTGTAATACTGTACCTTGCAAGTTTCTTAAATTATTTGCTATATTATTTCTGTTGCTTGCTACGTTATAAATCATTTTCCAACTATCATAACCGCCATCACCATATTTTTTAGCTACACTCCATAGAGTATCAATCGGTTTCAATCTAACTTCTTTAGGTTTTTCTTTAGCACCGTCTAGCCTTGGTTTTTGCGGTGTGTCGGCTGTTGTTGCACCTGTTTCTTGATTGGTTTTTACATTTAATTCAGTTGGCCCGTAAGCTCTATGTTCAATTAACTGTAATTCATAATAATAATCTTGTTCTTCACCTGCTTTTATACTGTGTTTAAAGTTTTCACAAGTTACATTAAAATCGTATATTTGCTTAGGTTCTAAAGGACTTGCAACGATACTCCACCTTGCAGGTTTTTTACTTTTTTGCCAATCTGAAAACCATTTAACGTATTGATTTAGCATTGTAAAAGTTTTGCTATCATCAGTCATTTTTTTATCTGCGTTTTGCGCTCTTGAATTTATAGATTGTCTTACAACGTCTGTGCCATACCTGCTAACAATATCCGCAAATCTATAATTCCAAAAGAATGATTTAATAGTAACCGTTGCTAAATCAGGCTCTTGCGGTACTGCAATTTGCCCTATTCCTAATACGCTAACCTTTTGAGATGATGAGGGTATATTTACTTCAACTTCCTCAGGGTTTACGGGTAATATAATCCTATTTGTTTCATATTCAAAAATAATATCCATTATGCTGTTGCAAAACCTCCGCTTGTACTGCTTGATACTGAACCTGTTATTGCGCTTGCTACTGCACCGATTACTTGGTTAACATCTGCTGTTTCGTGAATTACCATACTAGGTATTGTTAAGTTTGGTGTTAGTTGTTGGAAGTATTGAGCGTATTCTCTTGTAGTTAAATCGTGCAATAAATCTAAATTATCTTTCGCTATGCTGATTGCACCTTGTTGTTTTGTTTTTAGTGCTTTTCCGTCTGAATATTTATCTAATCCGGATACTCCACTTACTACTTTTGGATAAGTTGATTGTTTAGTTATTGTATTTTGAGTTCTTTTTTCAATTTCCTCTGCTGTTGATTTCGGAACTATGGGGTTTTTATTATCATTTTTACCTGTAATTTTATTCCATATTCCCGATATACCTTCCCCTATTTTTATCATTCCATCAATCAACCACGCTGTTTTATCAATTATAAAAGTTAGCATTTTGTTCCAAGCTCTTGCAATTGGTGCTAATAATTCTCCCCACGCTCTGGCAAGATTTTTTTTTGCCCCTGCTAATTTTTTTTCACTATCTTCTAAAGTATTTAGCTTTTCATTATAGGCATCCATTATTCCTGCACCATTGGCTATATCGTAATTCATATCTTGAATTGTTTTATCAACAAGTGCTATACTGTCTGCTGTTAAAGTGTTTACACCTGTTAAAGCTCTTATATTAGGTATCATTTCAGCCATTGCATCAGGGTTTGCTTCTGCAGCTTTTTGTAATTGCACTAAAGCATAGGTTAGTCCTTTTGATTGCAATTCTGCTGCTCCTACGGGTACTCCATATTGCCTTAAAACTTCTTCTGCTTGTTTACTTGGCTTGATTAATGCTGTCATTGAAGCTCTTAATGCTGTTGCAGCAGATGCTGTATCTAAACCACCTTTTGTTAATACTGACATTGTAGCTAATAGTTCTTGATATCCTACACCTGCGCTTTTTGCAATAGGAGCAACCTGACCTATACTAGCTGCCAACTCGCCTACTGTTGTTTTACCAACAACTTGTGCTCTAAAAAATGCTGCCGATACATTATTTGCTTCATCTGCTGATAATCTATAAGCATTGATTACACTTGTTAAACCGTTAATTGAAGTTAATAAATCTGTAGCACTTGCTTTTGCTAATATTTGAGCGGATTTATATGCTTTTATTGAAGTTTCTACATCTCCAATCGCAGATACTGAATTAAATAATGCAGTATTTGCATCTTCTGTTGATATCCCTAATTTTATAGCATCTTTACTTGCTTCTTTTAGTGCTTTTGAGTTTTGTTCATAAGCACTGTCGTTCTTGTCTAACAAATTAATAATATCTACGAGCGAACTTTGATATCTTGAATATTCGTGTAATGCTTCTTGAGTTGCCTGTTTTAAACTTCTAAAAGCATTTACTATTGCATCTACTGCCATATCTATAATTTTCGTTCCAGCTGCTATTTTTCCTGCTACACCAGTAAAGATTTCCTTTAATCCGCCCATAGCCTTGTGCAATATATTTGCGCCTTTACTTTGAAAAGTGGCATTTAATGCTGCTTCTTTTTCAGCTCTTGCAAGTTCCTCTTGTTTATTTTTGGCTTTTTCTAATGTAGCACTTAGACTATCCATTTCGTTCTTTGCTTTAGCGTAAGCAACCGTTGCTCTCATCGCTTCTTTTGAGCCACTACCATAAGCATACGACATATCTTCCATTTCTTGTTTAGCTCTTTCAGTTGAATATGTCGCTTTATCGAGTGCAATGCTTATTTTTTTTATAGTGCCACTCATTTTATCTTGAAATTCTAATGAACTTTTTATTGTAGCCATTTTAGTTTCCTTCTTTTGTTTGTTCGAGCTTAAATTCTATTGCTGCCATAATAAAAGCCTTTTCTTGTAATGGAAGATTTATAAATTGACTTGGTGTATATCCCATTTTTAGAACACAATATGCACACATTGCCGATTCATAATCTTCCTTTATTAGTTTTTTGCTTCTTCAACTACTTCTTCAATTTCAGTATCAAAGCCTGAAATTTCGCATATTTTTTGTGCTAATTCAAATATTTCACCTGCTTTTAATTTTGCGCTTACAAAATCCCTTGGATTTGCAAAACCACCTTTTTGTAGAGCTTCGGCATTTGAAAAATCAGGGTCTATTACTTGATTTGTAATAACTAAAAGGTTAAATTTTAGCATATTAAAATCGGTTTCACCTTTTCTATCTTTTGTCCTGCATCTTCTTTGAAATTCTTGATGACTTGCTGGCGATAAAGGTTTTACTTTAAATGTTCCTAATCTTTCTACTGTGATTTCTGTTACTATATCGTCTACATTTGGTAACGCTAAAAATTCTTCTAATCTGCTCATAATTTTTCTCCTACTTCTTTTTTAAAAGGGGGAATTTCACCCCCTAATATTATTCTGCTACGTTATAAGGGTCAAACTCTTTTAATAGTTTTATGCCTGTCCAAGTAAAGTTAAATGATTGGTCTAAGAAATCAGCATCAACATCAAGTTTTGCTAAATCTCCGCCATCCAAGTTTACGTTATTTACTTGTATTCTTTGTGCGCCTATTGCTGAGTTCGGGTCTTCATTTTTAAGAATTAAATTGAAATATACATCAACTCCGTTGTTTGCATAATCAATTAACATCTTATTCCAATAGCTAGTTACTGCATAAACAGTAAGGCTACCAGTACCGCTATAACCTGTTGCTTTGTGCTGTGTTCCTCTTTCGCCTAATGCTCTAAACTCAGCTTTGTTTTTATCCATTGTAACGGTAATATTACGGACTTCTGCACACTCTTTAACTTGACCGTCAACAGTAACCCATAACATACCTTCTTTTCCGCTAATCGCATCTTTTGCTAATAAAAATCCCATTGCGTATTCTCCTATAATTAAATTTTACTTTTATTATATGTCTTTTTCACGGGTTTAACAATATTTTCAGGCGAATATCCTAATTTATGCCTTTTGTATATTGTTTTTATTGGGATATTGTAGTCTTTGGCAATTTGCACTAATGTAATTTTTTCACCATTTAAAATTATTGATAAGGGTTCGTATAACGGCTTTGTTATTTCTTTTCCTCGTCTGTTTCGTTCATACAAGGTTTTAATTTTTATGCCTGTTTCTTTAGAAATTTCTGCAAAACTTTTGTTTTCTAAAAACTTATTGTTTCTTCTGTTATTTTGTTGAACTTTCCAAGTTACCCACCTGCAATTTGTAGGTTCATAATTACCATTGCAATCAATCCTATCTAAAGTTAATTCATCGGTATATCCATTTTCTAAAGCCCATTTTTTGAAATCTAAATACGTTTGCCATTCGTCGCATACTTTTATACCTCTACCGCCGTATAGCTCATAATACGCAGCATTTGGATTATTGCAACGTCTTTTCATTGAACACCACGTTCTATGTAGTCTTGTGTCTGCTTTTGATTCTCCGTGATAATAACATCCGCAAGATGTATATTTACTTTCTCTTATTGCAGAAGTTCTGAGTGATTGTGCTTTTTTCACAACTGTATTTCCGCATTCGCATTTACACTTCCAATTGTAAGTATCTACTTTTTCAAGTAATGTCAATTTACCGATTTTTTTTCCTTCAAATAAAGTTGCTTTTGCCATTATATATCTCCTCCGGACTAGATACATTTACAATAACATATCTAGTCCACAGGGTCAATATATTAACTACGTACATTACACGTGAAATAAAGACGTTCCATACTATCGACTGGTTTAATCCAAGCGTTAGTAATTACATCATCGAGTTCTCGACCTTGTAAAACCTCGATGTCAGCTTCTGCAAATTCTTGTATTGCATCTAATCTTTCAAGTTCAGTACAATACGCAATTACATCACCTCTGAATACTTCTCTGTAATCTTCATTGTTAGAAACTTTACCCATATAGGATTGTTCCCATACATCTTTTATTGATGTACCGATTTCATCTAAAACTCTTACTACACGGTTTTTAGAAAATTCATAATTTTTATCAACTGTAAAAGTATGAAGTGAGTTGATATCTTTTTCAACTTTAATTTCACCTCTTGAGTTAGTTGTAAATAAAAATTCACCGTTTTTAAGAGCTTCAATAATTTCGGAGTTTTTATATTTTCCGATTAAATCAGTAGCACCGCTAATTTTCTTGTTAGTGTTGCTTTCGTTAATGTTAGCACCTGCGGTCATAGCTGCTACAACTGCTGCTGCTTCTTCTTTGCTTACGTTTACACCGTCTTTAACAAAGCCATTTTTAACTGATATAATGCCTTCATAATCAGCCGTTGGATAATTAGCAACAACGCCTTGAACAAATATTTCTTCATTTTGTCTTTGGTTTTTAATGAATGTTAAAATATTTGCTTTTAATGTTGCATCTTCATCTGTTAAATCAGGACATCCAACTGTTTGATATTTAGCTGTTTCTAGTAATGCCAAGTACAATGGGTAATATGTTGCTTTAGGCACTGCCGTTCCGTTTGTACCGCCTGTTAGCGTAATACCTGCGTTTAATGGTACAGCACCTTCACCGCTAAATGTTACAAAGTCATTTGCTTCAAGTTCTGCAACTGTTGCAACTGTTTGTATGTCTTTTTGGCTTCCGTCAACAAATGTAGAAACATCAAATAATACGCCATTAGCAACTACTGATACAACGATTTTGTTTCCAAAAGTACCCTTGTATTTTGCAGTTATTGTTAAGCTGTTGTCGTCTGTTCCTGTAATTGTAGCTGTTGCTTGTGCGCCACCTGTGTTTGTTCTGTATAATAGAACTTTATAGCAATATTGAAGCATTAAGTTTACTAATTTTGACTCTGCATCATAAGCAGTAAAACCTATTTTTGCTAAACTATCGCCATTTAATAACTCATCAGAGTACACTTCAATTAATTCACCAGTAGCACCCCAATTTAACTCAATCGGTATTGTAGCTATGCCCCTGCTACCAACTTGAATTAATGGACGTGGCACTGATTTGAAATTGAAGTATGCTCCGGGTCTCACTTTATTGTAGCTAAGAAACACGTTACATTCCTCCTATTTCTTTTAAATACGTATTTACTTCTAACTTTCCCAATTTTGGTTCTTGTGGTTTTGCCTTTTCAGTTTGAACCATTACCTGAAAAGTAAAATGTCCGACTTTATCAACTTTCTCATAATTTACTTGTCTGATTTTATAAGGTCTGTTATCAAAAGTAACAGATTTAAACTCGTTTATAAGCGTATTGCCTATATTATCTAATCTTTGCTCAATTCTTGGCTCTAGCTCTACGTCTGCAATATGTCTATATCTAACTTCATATAAATAAGTTTCAAAATAATGGTCTTTTCTATCTTCACGGCTATTCATTGATAATTGCAATACAAAAAAATTAGGAAAATCATAAGGGTTAGTCTGTTCTTCCTTATACACGGCAATATTTGGGAATAACTCGTTTAATTCCGTTACAATCGCATTTTTAATTGTTTCGCCCTGTAATCTTGCCATTATAATAATCCTTTTTCTTTTAGAAATTTAGTAAATGCTTCATTAAAACTGTCAGGAATTTTATCAATAGTTTCAAATATACCTAACTCCATCATATGCGCTCCTTGCGCCCATTTCCAATTAGGTCTTGCTGGTGTGCCGTATTCAATTATGCTTGCATATTCTTCTTTGCCGTTATATACTGTAAAACCTGCTTTGTTATTTGTTACAAATACATCTTTTAAAACCCAACTTCTCCTAAGTTCGCCTGTTCTTCTAGGGGTCTTACCTATTATGCTTGCAAGTACAATATAACCTTCTTTTGTAATCCAATTTCTTAGAAATTCTTTAAATTCTACTTCCATTTCTTTGAAATTGTTTACATATTGTTCAAAATCCCTCATATCTAAACCCATAGCAACTCCTAACTATACCAATGTGTTTCGTAAGCTTCTACTGGTTCAGTATCAGCAAAGGTTATAATGTACCCGTCCTCGACCCTAGCAGGTATTGCCGTAATTATATGCCAATTATCAAGATTATCTCTAAACTTGTTAACTGTATATTCTGTTTCTTCTGTGCTAAATTCTAAAGTGCCAATTTCTTCGTGATAGAATTTATTGCTTGCTAATTTAATACTATTTTCGCCTGTAACACTTAATACAGGTATTTCAGCGTATAAATGATAGCCTTTTTTAACATTACCGTTATCCATAGTGTAATAACCATTAACCAATGGTCTTATGCTCATTATTTCGCTTTCTGTTTGGTAATAGAAATTGATTTCATAGGTTTCATCTTCTACATTTTCGATTTCAACTTCACCCGTTGGCACTAATTCGCCGTTTAACGTAACTCTATCAAGGTAATAATCTTGAATTTCTATCGGTTTTATTATCGCTTTTGAGTTTAATTTTACTTTTTGTATTGCACTTGGTTTAACTGGTTCTTCATTTAAATCTAAATAATTGATTATTATATCAATACTTTCATCAACAGGTGCTGGCGGAGGTGTAGGCGGTTCATCCTGTTCTTTTAATGTGCTCATTTGCATATTTACAGATTGTCTTGCCATTGATACGGCAGGTTCGCCAACTATCCCTGAGTAATAATGTAAAACATTGCCTTTAGTATCGCACTTTTTAGCAATTATATAATCATTGTTTTTTACTTTTATAGAATTATCAAAATGTAATCTTAAAGAGGTGATTATTGGCTGTACATCTACGCTTGTAGGGTCTGCGTTATCCGTTGTTTTTATAGCAATATGACAAGGAGCATTGATTATAATTAAATCACGCTCAGGACTTCCTTCAACTTGCCTATATACATCCATAAAATCAGTATCAAAGGCTTGACTAATCGGACTTGCTAATTGTGTAAAATCAATTCCCACTAATCATCCTCACTAATTCTATAAAGTTTTTTATATCTTTTTAATAAATCAGTAGCAAATATCTGATTTTTCTCATCTATCGTAATACTGCCCATATCAAAGTTTACGCTTCTGCCATCTTCTGATATTGAGCTTATTGCTGATGTTCCACCACCACTTAATTTGTTTTCTTGTCCAAGGTAAGCATATATGATTTTAGCAATTATGCGCTCTAACATTTCAGGAATGTCATCACGATTACAATAAACCATAACCTCATCACAAAATTCATCAACTAAAAAAGAAAGACGATTATCCGTGATTTGAATATTCGTACCTTCTAATAAAGTTCTAACATATTCTATGATATCGTCTTTCATTTTCTTATTTCACCTTTTTCTTTTTAGGTTTTACGAACTCTTTTTCATCCTCTTTTGGTTCTACTTCAACCCCTCTTAACGAGGGGGAAGTAGGTTCTTCTTGAGAAGTTTTGAATGAAAGAGAGTTATCAAGTGCTTGTTTTCTTTGCCTTTCAGCATTAAAGAATGATAAACCCATCTTTATCTCCTTATAGTGTATGAACTAATTTAACAATTCCGAATTGTTTAGTATCTGCTACTTTAGTCCAGTTTGCACCAGTTGCAAGTTCAGTGTTAGAAGGAGTTGCACCTGCTAAAGTTGAAGCAGGAGTAAATGCCATACCTTGAGGATGTAATACTAATGCACGTCTGTGGATTAAGTAATCAGTAGAAGCTAAACTATCTCTGTCGGTTTCAACAGGAGTTAATGAAACAGGAGTACCTTCACCACGACCAATAGCACCAGCTGCAAATAAGTATGAAGCATAAGATGCAGGAGTTGAGCCTGAAGCTGCGGTGTAAGGTAAGTTATCATTTACGATAACTCTATAACCCAAGTATGTAGGAATTTGAACTTGAGCTTCTGATGCTGCTACATATTGGATTACATTGTCTTTTTGTAATTTAGTAAATGTTGCAGAGTGTACCGCTAAAGCTGTTAATTTGCCAGCTGCATCACCTAGTAATTGTTTTGCATCTAATACAGCTTGAGCTGATATTGCAGTGTTTGTTGCTGATGTAATATCAGATACTAAATCTGACATTCCAGATGCGCCAAACATACCATTTAATACGTTGATTAATGTAGTTTGTTCATCTCTGTTCCACCATTCAGCAACTAAATCACCAATAGCTCTCATCGGGTCATCCCCTGCCAAGCATCCTGATAATTCAGTAGCACCCCAAGCTTTACCTCTGTAAAGTACAGGCGCAACTTCTTTAGAAGCTGTAATGTTTTGAGCTGTTAACGGTGAAGCTTCAGATAATACTTCTGATGTTCCTGATAAATCGTTCCAATGTGGCATTTGAATAGTTGTACCACCGCCTGAGATTAATTCATTTAATCTTGGATTAGCTGTTACGATACCTGAGTTTATTAATGTTGATAATTCTGCTGTTCTTTTAATTACATAAGGGATAAACAATTCAGGCACGATTACGTTTGCAATTTTTGTTACTGCCATAATTAAACCTTTCGTTTACTTAATACTACTAACTGCCGTCTTTTGTAGTCATTAAGCAGACGTTGCTTAATTATGAAGTATGACCGTGCCTAACTTATTTAGGTGTTAGTTACCGTTAGCCTTGCTTGAGGTGCAAGTTACCTGATTATGAGAAAGTTAAAATTTGATTGAGTAATTAGCTTCTTTTGCTAATTGTCTTGCTTTTTCGGGATTTTCTTTTATTAATCTTCCCATTTCAGTCATATTGTTTTCTTTAAATGGGTTTTTTTCACCTGCTACGCTTTCAGCTGGAGGTGTTGCTATTACTTGGCTTGTTGGTATTGTTGGTTTTTGTGCTTGAAACATTTTCATAACATCATCAATTGCTTGCTCTAATGTTACTCCATCACCTACTAAACCTTTAGCCATTTTTACGATTTTAGTAATTTCATCTTCACCTTTGTTAGAGAATTTTTTAAGCGCTGCAATTGTAGCTTCTTTTTCAGCCAAAGATAATTTTAAATTTTCAAGTTCTTTTAACGCTTCAGCTTGTTTTTCGCTTTCAGTTAATGAGTTTTGATATGCTTGTTTCATAGCTTCAATTTTATCATCGCTATCAATACCCAGCATTTTAAAGAAGTCTTTTTTTGCGTTTCTTTCAGCACTTCCTCTTACTTTTGCTATCTCATTGTCAAAATCTTCTTGAGTTTTAAAAGTTCTAAACGCTTCAACCTTTGGCGGTTCTTGTTTTATTTCTTCCGCT